AACTAATAGACACAGCTCTAGAACAGGGATGGTCGGTGAGTTTTCCTGACTGGGCACAGGGCATCAAGGATGCTGCAGATTCTAGCAAACGATATGGTAGGTTATATACTATAGCCAGTGTTATACAGGCTAGAACCAAAAGCACGTTGGAAATCAGCATGAAACGACAGATGATGAGGAGTTAACGTGGCCAAAACACCTACAGAAACCAAAGAATACACTGAGGAAAAACAAAAACTACTCATTGACGTCCTTTTGAGCAGCGAAGAAATCTTTGCTCGCTGCCAAAATATCCTCAATGCCAAGTACTTCGTCAACAAATATCGCCCTGCCATGCGATTTATCATGCAGCATGCTGAAAAATATCGCATCTTACCAAAATTTGAACAGGTCAATGCTGAAACTGGGCTAACATTTAACAAGATAGAAAACATAGCCCCACAGCATCAGGATGCTTTTCTAGACGAGATTGAAGAGTTCTGTAAAAACCGTGCACTGGCTGATGCGGTGTTGAATGCTGTCGATCTCATAGAAAAAGGCAACTACGGCGAAGTTGAAAAATTAGTTAGAGAAGCCATACTGATTAGTCTGCAAAGTGATATAGGCACTAACTATTTCGAAGATCCTAGATTAAGGCTGATGAAGATCAAAGACAACAACGGTCAGATCAGCACTGGCTGGCGAGACATTGACGACAAACTCTATGGTGGAGTAAATCGTGGTGAGATAACCATTTGGTGTGGCGGTAGTGGATGTGTAGTGGCAGATACCAAGATTCAGATCATTAAATTGTTAGATTTGTCAGAGTCAGCAAGGTGAAGCAGATCTCAAGAAGAAAGGTTCAATATAGATGATTTACAACGTAAAAAAATATGAATATGTCAATCAGTATTATACTGCTGCTCAGATTGAATCATATTGCGCTGGTGACAACTCTAAATTAGATAAACTTTGGCATTCTGCACAACCAGTGGAAATCACAATAAAGGATTTTATTGACCAATGGGAATACGGCAAATATTTGATTAACAGTCCCGACGGATACATACCCGTTGTTGATACTATTATTAAGCAGAAAATAAAGATGTATGAGATAACAACAGAATTGGGCAAGTCGTTGACCTGCAGTTATGATCATTATCTACAGGGCCCGTCAGCGGAGTGGATATACGCTCAGAATCTCAGCATTGGAGACAAGATACTAACCAAAGACGGTATAGAACGCATAACCTGTGTGCAAGAATTACCCGGAGACACGACATATGACATTGAAGTAGGACACGAAAATCATAGGTACTACACCAATGGGCTATCTAGCCACAATAGTGGCAAATCGCTGTTCTTGCAGAACATTAGCCTCAACCTGGTCAAACAGGGTATGAATGTAATCTACATCACATTGGAGTTGAGTGAGGAACTTTGTAGCATGCGCATGGACAGTATGTTGAGCGAAGTTCAAACCAAAGAAATCTTTCGCAAGATAGATGAGGTAGAAATACGTGTAAAACAAGCAGGCAAGCGCAGTGGTTTGCTGCATGTCAAACAGTTACCCCAAGGCAGTACCTGCAATGATATCAAGGCCTATCTCAAGACCTATGAGATTGAAACACAACGTAAACCAGATGTTCTAGTTGTAGACTATCTCGATCTATTGTTTCCCAACAACAAGAAAATTGACCCCAGCAACCTATTTGTCAAGGACAAGTTTGTCACAGAAGAACTGCGCGGACTAATGGTAGAACGTCAAATGATTGGCATGACCGCCGCCCAGTTGAATCGCTGCCTTTCTACAGATACTGAGGTAGTTTCAAATGGAGTTAAAACAAAAATCTTAGAAGTTAACGTTGGCGATTGGCTAGATTCATCTGAAGGTCCAGTGCAAATTTTAGAAAAATTGCCTGTAATTAAACAACCAGTGTTCAAAATCACAACAAAAAGTGGTAAAACTGTGACATGTAGTGCAAAACATAAATTTCCCACCAAATCTGGATTAAAAAGTTTAGAATCTGGGCTAAAGATTGGCGATTCTTTGTCTGTAGTGATAAACATGTATCAACTTTTTAAAATAGATGACGAAATTACATCAATTGAATATATTGGAGTTGAAGATACAGTAGATATAAATGTATCTGGAAATAAATTATTTTATGCCAACGAAATTTTAACACACAATTCCTCAGTTCAAGAACAAGAACACGATCACAGTCATATTTCGGGTGGTATTTCCAAGATCCAAACGGCGGATAATGTGATTTCTATCTTTGCCAGCGCTGCTATGAAAGAACGTGGTCAGTATCAGGTGCAGTTTCTCAAGACGCGCTCGTCTAGTGGTGTTGGTAGCAAGGTCAATCTTGGATTTGATCCAAATACCTTGCAGATATTCAACAGTGATGATGACAGTGCAGCAGTTGTAACCAGCAGTGCCACTGCAGATGTTTTTGCAGATCTCAGAAGGAAGAATTCATCCGCTGCTAAGAAGGCTGATGGCGACCAAAAGTCTACAGATTCAACAAAAAGCATCAAAGATCTCAGCGCATTAACAGCACTGGTACGTCGTTAATGCGCTGACTTGTACTGTAGCACATCTCCAACCAGCAGCATCAGAGCCACTACTATGTGTGAAAATTCTCTGCTGCTGATGGCCTGCTCATCGCCCTCAACATGGTTTACCATGCTGGCAATACTTTTCAATGCTGATGCTTCTTGACCATTTTTGGCGGCTGTAAGTGCAGACACTACACCTGTCATAACATGTGAAATGCCGCCATTTTTTGTTCGATTATTCATACCCTTGATGATATGGTAGACCAGTTTGGTTGCCTGAAGTTTAGACACTGGACTGGTATTACCGGCATCCTTGATTACTGTTGTTAGATCTTTAATGCTGGCAATTTTGGTTTTGGTATCATTAGCCTCGGTAATTTCTTCAGTTGATTCAGCTGCAGATACGGCCTTGATATTATTCAACAGGGATCCTTTATCGCCCGATGCCAACATATGATCAAATGCCGTAGCCAGCGCCAGAGTTTGTTTACTGTCTAGTTGCGGTTTATCGCTTTGTAGTGCCGCTATAGCACTTTTGAAACTACCCTGAAGATCCTGCGGAATGTCAAGCCTTTGTATCAGTTCACCAACATTGAGATTACCTGCTATCTTCTGAAGTCCGGCTGGTTTAGTCAAAAGGTCATCAATAGATTGGCTGCTTTTGGAGGCTGACAAATCATCGGCTTCATCGACTGCAGACATATATTCAGATAGTGTATCTACCAGACGCCTAAAGTCTTCGGCAATATATTGTGACATGATTTGACTCTCCAAGGTATCAGTCTATTTATATATTTGGCTAGCAGGTATAAATATCGCTAGATCAAACAGGAATATATCGTGGATCATATTAAGAATTTCATAGATGAACTCGACGCGATTGTTCCAGCAAAGAGCAAACATACCGTCATCGAAAGCAGAGCCACTCATCTCATTGCTAGTGCAGTTAATCTTGTGCGCTTAATCAGAGAAAGTTATCCGACTGAGCAGGCCGAAGATTTGGTCAAACGTTTGCATCGCAGCATCCTTAGTGAGGATGACAAAAAATTCACCCGCAAAATCAAAGAATTGAGGAAAGACAGATGAACTCGGAGATGAGACATTATCTTGACATCGTAGAAGATAAAAATTCAATAATACACGAAGGAATACTGGACAGTATCAAGAAATGGGTATCAGGCCTTGGAGGCCCGGTAAAACAACGCGGCCAAGAATTGATCAACGATCTTGCAGCACAATTGAAAAGCAAATATGGTGCTGCTGTCCCAAAACAGACACAGCAGGCCAATCGTGATTGGATGTGGGGCAAACTTACTTATAAAAATCTCTATGACTTTTTAAAGAAAAACCAATTTGAGGATGCTGATATTGATACAGCATTGCGTAATTCTATAGTCAGCAACAACCTCAAACAGTTGTTTCGTACTCTACCAGCAGATGTTGAAAAACCAACACTGCCGCTGAAAGGCGCAACCATACGGAACAATACTAATTTTATCTCTGCGGCTGTTGACAGCCAGACTAAACAGTACCTATCAAAGGCCATAGCGCTGGCTGTTATAGATGGTCTTTCATATATTGATCAAGATAAAAAAAGCCAAGAGAAGCCAACAGCACCTTCGACACAACCGCCCGATACCACTGCAGAGCCAACTGCATCAAAACCTTCTGCTGGTACTGCACCAGCAACCTCTCCGGCCACTGCTGAAGATCCAGTGAAAATTAAAGCAGCAGTTGACAAACTGAAAACCTATCTAGCCAGTAAAGGAGCCGCAGCGTGATGAAACAGCATCAATGGGCTTATCAGCAATATGGTTGGACTGACTTGACACCTGCCAACCGTCTAGTTTTTGAAAATATAGAACTGAATGTCATGCCTCTGCGCAGGAATCTTAAGATCCTAATGGAAGCAGAACTATCACAAAATCAAATTGAACAAATGTTCAAATATGCAGAGGACATCAGCAGGCAAAAAGGCTATAAGACTGGGTTTGGAAAGGCTGCAAGCCTACCAAAAGAAGCCATGTCAAAGGTCAATGGAGTCTTGGGAAAGTTTGGCACAGAATTACAAAATAGTGCACCAGTCAAGGCGTTTGATCAAAAATTTGATGAACTCAAAGACAAGATAAAGACCAAATTAGGATCATCCAAAAAAGGACAGGACTTTGTAATATTCATCGAGCAATTAGGCTCTGCAGCCAAAGCCAACCCAGTTTGGCAATCTGCCATAATAGGCCTTTTGGTAGCAGGATCCAGTCTGTTGTTGGGACCAGCAAGTATCCCTGTTGTGGGCTTTCTCTTAAAAGGCGCAGCCGAACTAATAAAGGGTGAAAAACTCAGTACTGCTATTGGCAAAGGTGTAAAAACTGCAGCATTTGGTTATCTGGCAGGGCATGTTATAGGATCAATTGTCAGTTGGGCACAGGGATTGCATGTGGTAGCCAATACTATTGCACCTGATGTAGTCAAGGTTACTATAGATGCCAGCCAAAATCTACATGGAATAGCCAGCAAATTCCACTTGTCCGATGTTGTTATGACCGTAGCTGATAAGGCTAAATTAGATAAATTGATATTGGATTTTGGTGATCCGTCGCATATTGGCAGCGCATACAAAAACCTATTGAATTTTTCAAAACATCTAGCCAGCCCTGAATATGTTTCCCAACTTGCACAGCAGGCTGGTACAGCAGCAGTAAATCAAGCATCACAGGCAGCCTTTGCTAACAGTGTACAAAACATAGGTGCTGTAATTCAAGCTGCCGCCGGCGGCGCAGCCAGCGCAGCAGGAGCAAAAGATCTAAAAGAAACTCGACAATTACCTCGTGCAGTAATGGAAGGTATGTGGGCCGACCTAACACTGAAGTTTGGCGCTGGTAAATTGAATAAAACATGGATCAAAGCCGGACGTCCCACGGACAGTGTTGATATTGCCGAAATGTTGGCCAACATGGGTATGGACAACGACGATATTGGAGAACTTATGACCAAATCTGGACTGTCGCCTGATGACGTTTCTGCTACCTTGAAAGGGTTAGCCACATTAGGTGACGACGAAGGTCTTGAGGCTCCATTTGTCAGTGGTATTGAGGATCTCGATAATGAAGCTAAAAAGATACTCAAGACACAGGGTGAAAAAGCCTTTGACGACTTTTGGAAGGCAAAACTTCCAGAACTGGAGAAAAAGGTATCCCCTGCTACACCCCCTGCTACACCCCCTGCTACACCCCCTGCTACACCCCCTGCTACACCCCCTGACCCTGCCGCTGCCGCTGCCGCCTTCGCCACCGATCTGCGTAATGGCATTGCCGCTGCCATACCCCCTGCCAAAAAAACACGGACTGGTGGTAAACAACCTGGACAAGTCAGCCAGACACAGAATGCTAAACAAAAGCGTGCCGCTAGAGCAGCTGCCAAAGCCAAACTTAGTGAAAGTATTGACAGGAAACTTGCAGCAATCAATGAAATACTTAGTATCATCAGAGAAAACAAACTCAGCAATCGCAGCAGGAAAATCAAAATAAAAGCACTGCTGGAATATGCATCAGGTGGCAGCACGTCTGCAGGCAATATAGGCAGCATACCTGGTACAGGCGGCCCAATGATGCCTGTAATAAGACGCATGCCAGCCGGACAAAGTTTTTTTGGGCCAGCAGGCACGTTACCAGCAGAGCAAAACCAAAAAAGACGCAAGACCAAGGGGAAACGTAGTTCAAAATCAAATGTGACATAAATATGTTTGCAAAACAAGATTTGCACTTTTAAGGAGAACAAATTATGGCCTATAATTCAGGCACCAACAACCGTGTAAACGGTGGTGCTCTTGGTGGGAACTTCCTCACAGGTAGCATGGATTTTTTCACCGTTGCTACCCTGGTACCAGTGTTCCAGACCAACGTTGATACCCCCATCAACCTGCTCTACACCCAACAGGGCTACAGCACTTGGCAGACTGTTACAGTTGTTGACGGTACTGGCACGGCTCAGACCTACAGCACAGCATCAGCTTACCAGGATGCTTATACCAAGCAGTACAACTTGAACCTGCTGCAACAATTGTTTGCACAAAATGTCAACCCAGTTGCCATCAGTGTTAACTATGCAACATCTTCAAATCCAAGTGCCATTAACCTAACTGCTACACAGTTGAACAGTGTCACTAACTACAGCTACAGCAACGACTTCGGCTCAGACTATGATGGGTCCATGACTGTTTATTACGTGAAGTTCATCACTGAGCGTACACAGTATTGGTATGTAAACGGATCAACCCTCAACAGCCCCAACTGGGATACCAATTCAACTGGTTATCAGTTCCTTGATGCGCTGGATAATGCAACAACAGCTGGTGTGACTGTGTTTGATCTACAATCACCAGTGCTGAACGGTTCAACCACAGCAGGTACTGTTACATCACTTAGTAACCAGACTGTCAACGTCAACACCAACTACTTTGAAGTTGCCCCAGGTGCAACACTCAACACAGTTGCTTATGTTGCTACACTTGCCAATGCTGGTTCACCTAACGTACCAAACCAGAACGCTCTTCCAACTCCATAATTGCTGTTGGACAAGTGAATAATCATGAAAGGCGCAGCGATGCGCCTTTCATGATGATCAACGCATAAATATTCTGCAATGTTATTAGATCACATGTTCAGACCATCAGGTCCACTACAAATTGTCATTGTCCGCAAGGATGGTCGACTCTTTCACGACACACGTCCCCTTCCCCAGACCACCGACAATGATCTGTCGGATAAACCGTTGTTTCCGATCAGCAAAGACAGGTCATGAAAACTTCACACGACTACCTTAGATCTTTATCAGAATTTTCAAAGGAGGACAATATGAAACCCATGCACATTGTAGCAGAGCAGACCAATGAAGAATTAGTATTGTGGAATACCGAGGATGACCGTTGGAGCCGTCGTGCTAAACATCCCCTACGTGTGAATGAAGTTCCTCGTGAAAGTACGATAATCTGGGAACAGGGTGATATGGCGTTGTACAAGTCACATCCAGTTGAAGTGACCGTGCCAAGTGGACCAAATGGTACCATAGGCATTATCTACGAAGGGCAAACCAAGATGGTACTAAAATCACGTCTTACCAAGATCGACGAGTCTGTATTTGGCAATATGCAGGCGATATTGCCCATTAACCGCATGATGCAGTTGGCCGGTATCAGCACCCCGCAGATCATGACGCCAACTGATCAGATTGCTGATGGAGACTCAGCTGTACAATTGACAGAAGACACGGGGACATTGTTTGATCAACTGTACAAAACCAATTTTGCTGGGCAATACAGGAACAATCCCACCGCAGCACAGGTAGCAACTATTGGTCAGATTATGATAGGACTCCAAGGGCAGATGCAGGAAATACAAGACAAATTGCCTCCAGATCTTGCAACAAAATTACAGGCCGCAGTTGGCATCGGTGCAGCATTGATCAATGCAGCAAAGGCCATGACACAAGACAAGTGATCGGGGACACACATGAAATTCATTGAGGTCAGCGGCGGGTGGCTTCAACCAGTCAGCAACGATGAAAATATCATAGTCGAGCGTGTCAGAGGACATGATGGACCTCTGCCAAAGGCTGTGCTGGATGAACATGAACAAGAACTGGCAAGGAATTTAGTTTACAGAGGAATATTGACCAGGTTTGTTTATGAAGGTAATTTATGTTTTGCTGTAAATGATCTAGAGGACCTATGGGAGAACTAGAATGGCAACGGTAACACTAGAAGAACGTGAAGCTATGTTGCGACTACGCAACATAATGGAAGGTGATATATCAATACCTGCAACTGATTTTAAATCAACCGCACCATCTGGTGTGGAACTAGCCGGACCCGGTCAGATCACGTCATCAGATGTAAATGCTATGGCAGATGTTCTAAAACGTCTCAACAATCTCAGCAACCATGTTGTGAACGACATGATCACAGAAAGTGCTAATAATTCTCAGATACAAGAAGCCATGGCAACATCCCGTACAGCAACTGGGATCAAAGTTGGAAGGTATCAAATTGATATCAAGGAAGATCACACAAGACTAGCCGGTAAACAATTCTACAGCATCTACAATGGTTTGACCAAAGACACCATTGCAAATGACATCAGCCTTTATGAAACAGCCTTAGCTGCTGTACGTTTGCTGAATTCGGGAAAATTTGTTAATAGCCCAGAGATTCGCCAACTTTTTGAGCAGGATGATGTATATACCAGCCACAGGGTCGATGCTCTAACCTACAAGCGAAAATTAAACAATATAAAAGATCCAACCAAGAGAGATCTGTATGAAAGTCGCCTACAGGGGTGCATGGATCGCTGTATGAATGCCAAAAAATTAATTAAAAAACTGGCAAAAAATGGCAATTGAAATTAAACCTTCGGCCCAACAAAGAATAGGCGAAATCTGTGCCAAGGACCGCCTGGTAAGGTTGAGCATTACCAGTGGGGGTTGTCAGGGTTTCAACAAGGTCTGGGACCTTGTTGACTCAATCAACAACGACGATGAAATCTTTGAAATTGGTCAAGGCCGACTGGCCATAGATGCGGCTAGTCTTGAAATACTCGGTGATGCTGTGATAGACTTCAAGACTGCATTTGACGGTTCATACTTTACTGTGGAAATACCCAGTGCAACCAGTACCTGCGGTTGTGGTACTTCATTTTCAATCTAACTGATATCCCGGGGTTCACATAAATAGTCGAACAGCATAGGCCTGCATGGTCGGGAGATCTTACCAAATGTATTTGAATCAATTCCAAACTACCGATAGCACAAGGCTGCAGCAGATATTATCAACACTTGACCATGTACATGGGGTAAAAATCAACATTGACCTGGCAAATCATCATGCAGTCGCTACCCTTAAAGAAACACAATTGTCATATCAAATTCTGCGTGATAGCATAGTCAACGGCAGCGGCTTCAACAGTTATCAACAGAACCCGGAATATATCAAAAGCTTGTTGATACTAGAAGCAGTGAAAATCATGTTGACTGAAATTGCTCCAAAGCGTCGCCGCAGCAAAAAAATGAACGAATCAACTATGGACAGAAACATGAAAGCCAAACCAACTATCAGCACTCAACTCAGTGATATTGCGTTATCGGTTCCCCAGACCAGTGATGAAGCAACAGCATTCAGCAACACTCTAAGCAGCATAGCCGATAAAATGGCAGCAAAAGGCACGGCATTTGCCGGCACCGACAGTGCGTTAGACTCGGACGAAAAAGCCGTCATGGGATGGATTAAATCACTGCCTCGTCCAATACATGTTAATAACATGATTTCCCAAGGTGTAAAACGGTGGGGGCCAATATTGTTGAAAAAACGCATGGACACTGTGGCTAGTCTACCCAAGATTGATATGTCAGAAGACCGCAGGCTATCCCCGCAACAGTTAAACAAAATTTCAGCACTGGGACGTGCAATGATTGACTACAGCACCAAGACACACAGCAAAGACGAGCGTGAATTGGCAATACTTAATAGTATTTCGCGTGTTGGTGACAAACTGGCCAGCATGGGCACTGATTTTGGACCAAAAGGTTTGACGGATACGGAGAAGAAAATTGTCAAACTGGCCCAGATGAGGATGAAAACTCATGGAGATCTTACACAGGATCTTGATGAAGAATTGGAAATAATGACTGCTGAAACGACACGACGTGCCAACCCTGGTATGGACAACATTCATGAAAGCGACACGGTAATAGGACAAGTGTCGAATCGACCAAAACTACCAGGCGACGCAACCTTCAGCCAAGCACATCACTATGAATATCAAGCCAGTATGGCACGCAGCGAACTCTATCGCAATGCCAAATATGCCATGAGTATGATGAAACAGGTTGACCCCAATGGAGAAGTCCCTCCCTGGATTGCTGCATGCTTGACCAAATCTGCCAACATGCTTGACAAGATCTTTCACTATCTCGATTATTACAAGACCTTTGAACCAGATCAATTGCCAGAAGGCATGGACAGTGACATGGAATTGGGCGAGACCAGTGGCAGCATTGCTCGTGAAAATCTCATGCTGATTATAGAATACAGCACAAATCTTTTCAATATGATCAAACCAGGTGACAAGTTGGAAGGTTGGGTTGCTATGAAGTTGACTACTGCCAGCGAATGCATCAGCAGCAGCAAGCACTATATGGATTATGTGCAATTTGAGCAGCATGCAATGGATGATCATTTTGAAGAAGGGCGCAAGGCCAAACGTAGAACAATGGCAGAATCACGGCTGTACGAGGAGGAGGACCCAGACAATGAAACACTGGCTCGTGCACAGTTAATTCTCAATGCAAAATCATTAAGCAGCAAAGTGCAGGATATGGCTGAAGATGTGGCTAAAATGTCTGTAAATGATCTAATGCCGCTGGTTGACAGCATGCGTGCACAGTTTGGACCAGAAGCAGCAACTGGATTCAATACCACTGTAAAGACTGCCTTAGATGGATTATTAGAAAACACAACCTCAACCAAAGAAGCCATTGACACAGCAGTAACTACATTACAAGGAGGGGGAGTACCAGCACAACCAACTGATATAGAACAGGCCACTCCAGAACCTGCTGCAGAAGAACCTGTTGCAGAAGAACCTCCTGCAGAAGAACCTGCTGCTGCAGACCAAGTAGGCCAAGAGGCATTGGGTCGTGCCAAAAAGCCAATGTCTGAAGGCATGATAAAAAATCTAAAGCGTGCTGCGAGCGGATGGCCATCACTGGGGGTACCCAAAATTGGTGGAACTGGTGGCAAACCAAAAGATGTTGTGGCCAGGGTAAAGCAGATGAGCGATGATCAACTACAGTCCCTAGCAGATCGCAATGATGTAGCAGCTGGTTCGCCAGCTGACCTACAAATCAAAGCCGCGAGGCAAGAACTCCGTCGCCGAAAAACCACACAAAATGAAGCATGGGGGACAGAAATGCACACAGCCAAAAAAGATATTGGCAAGTGGGACGACTGGACCATTGCTGAATTGAAAGCACGCAAAAAGCAATTGATGCACAAACCAGAACGCAATGAAAAAGAGCAGAAGGAAGTTAGACAACTGAATTTTGCTATTCGTGCCAAGCAAAAGGATCATTGGGGTGATGTCAATGAAAATGCCATGACCTGCAATGAGTGCGGCATGGGCACCTATATGGAAGATGATCATGGCAAGATGTGCTGCAACGAATGTGGTGCCGTTATGATTGCAGAGACTTGGCCGGGCTATAAGAAAAAAATGGCCGATCAAAAGAAGATCATGAGTCGCACAGACAAGGAATGGAACCGTATAACCAAGATCAACAGTGAACCTCCGGTGGTAGAAGCCATGTTTGGTAAGAAAATCACCGTTACTCAAGAACCAGGACCATTAGGTGGGCCAGCGGTACCTCCAAACAAGGCCAAGGACAAAGCTGCAACAACCGTACAACAGGTTGACATTCGTGGCAATCCAATTGAGCCTAGCAAAATTTCCAAAAAATCAACAAAACCAGAAGTTACTCAGATTGATCCAAAAGACATGGCCAAAATGCTGAAGGAAAAAGCCCCACCGGGTGAGAAGGCTGAGCAATTTATACGTGATCAAAAAGATGTTTTTAAAAAACGCTATGGTAAAAACTGGGAAAGTGTATTGTATGCCACTGCATGGAAAGAGTTTGGGCCAAAGCACGAAGGGTATATCTCAGCAGTAAAGGCATTAGCCGAAGCAAAGGGATCACTAGCAGGCCTCAAAAAGCAAATGAACACACACAGGGTAAATTTTAAAAAGCATCTTGCAGAAGGCACAGCTTCCGACCCACTGCAGGTTGGATATGGACTGGAAGGTGAAGATATTCTTCAGCAGATGAAGCAACAACAACGTAGAATCTCTGAACTAACTAGTGTTGTTCGTCATATTATGCAAGAAGGTGTGATCGGTATGCTGCAAAACATCAAATCGCTGAACAAGGCCAAGGAACTACAATCCATAAAAAATCGCACTCCATATGGTGTTGTCTACGAAACTCAAAATGGTAGCAAAAGCAAAAAGATGTTTGAAACAGCAGATACAAGAGCCTATTGGCTGGATCTACATGCACTAGAGATTAAAAATCCACGCATGATTGATCCTGAAACCTTTGATCGTGCGATAGACAAAAAGACAAAGGCTTAACAAGTGTTGATCAAAGAGTTGCTGAAGGAAAGCAAGGTAGTAGACAACATAAACAATGATCTCATGGATTTCATTGTAACCTATAGACGTAAAAACCGGCCATGGGCTCCCATGGCCGGGAAAAATGGTGCAGTGGAATACATGCTTAAATTGGGCTATGATGTTGATGCTGATGATCTGATGAAGTTACTATCGCAACCTATGTTTTCAGATGTGGTAGCACAGACTGGTCCTCAAAACATCAAGATCAAAACGGAAATACCAGATCCTCTCAACGACAAGACTGCCGAAAAAGAACAAAAACAAATAGCCAACACTGCAGATAAGGTTGCAGATGCTGCAGTCAAATCTGGCGAGTTAGCATTATAAAGGAGATACAGTGTCATGTCTTGCTCGTTGAACAATGCCAACTATTGGACCAGTTTTTACTATAACTATGCCTATAACCCCAACCCACCACCGTCCGGAGTTTTCAGCAACGCAGTAGATGCTCGCCACAGCCTACCAGCAGAAGAAGCAGTCAATGGCGAAGTCTACAATCTCCAGCAGGCAGTGTTTGCAGCCATTAGCCAGGGCGTTTATCAAACGCAGGTATCTAACAATACATTGATGACTTACAGCACACCATTTACTCCATTGACATGGACGGTATCTGACAATTTCCTAATAATACCAAACCATCCATTTAATACTGGCAACATTGTTACAGTCAGCAGCACAGAAGACCTGCCTACACCACTACAGCAGGCCACTTATTATTATGTTATCTTCGTTGATGTTAATACCATAATGCTGGCAACAAATTTTGCCAATGCAACCGCACAGCGCCCGATTCCCATTGTAATATCATCCTCCGGCTCGGGGGTTTTCAGTATCTATGCCTATTATCCCAGCCAAGACTACTATGGCGCGTGGGCAGGCGAAATGATGAGTAATCCTCTGCTGTCCCCGTCATACAACAACCAAATGAATGCTGTAATCAATTATTTTTCTACTTTAGGTTATATTGTCAACCGCATAGTTAACACCAATACTGGTAATACCTTTACCTGGGTCCTGCAGTGGTAGTCTGTTATGCGTAGCAGTTATGGTCCGGAAAAACTACTACTGGCTAGTAAAAAGCCGCAGATAATTGACTTAATTGCCAAATCCATACTCATGACAGAAGATGATATTCGCGCTTTGCAGGAGAAACCAGACGTGATCAAAGGTCTGTTGAACATTAGGCGTCAACATTATCAAATGGATGCTCAACTCAGGGCCGAAGCTATTGCAGATGCAATGATGGCCGCACAAAAACAAATATAGTTCAATCCTAGTCAACCTGCTAAAATAACAACATGGCAATAACAAATCGGTACCCCTATCAAAAACTCACAAGAGAAGACGGTGGAGCAGATGGTCGAAAATATGTTGATCCCACAGGTGAAAAACTCCCATCTGTAACAACCATACTGGATCGCACGAAACCAGAAGAAAGCCGGCGTGCTCTAGCAGCATGGCGACGCAGCGTAGGCGACAAAAAAGCTACTGAAATCACCAATGAAGCAGCCTTTCGAGGTACTATGATGCACAGTTTTCTCGAAAGGTTCATGCTTGGTGAGGACCCAAAACCTGGCAGTAATTTCTACCATCAACAGAGTTTCAAGATGGCCCAAGCCATTATGCGCGAATACCTCATGCCTTTCATGGATGAAACCTGGGGTCTAGAAGCCTCACTGTATTACCCGGGTATCTATGCAGGAACCACTGATATGGCAGGTGTATATCGTGGTAAACCCAGCATTGTAGATTTTAAACAATCAAATAAATTCAAAACAGATGATCGCGTGGTTGATTATAAACTACAACTTGCTGCCTATGCTCTAGCACATGATGTTTTGTATGGTACTGATATAAAACAAGGCGTAATCTTGATGTGTACCAAAGATTTGGTAGTGCAAAACTGGGTATTGAATGGATCAGAATTCGAAGAGTATAAAAATCTATGGTGGAAAAGAGTAGCCGATTACTATGAGGTATGACATCATTGATTGACGTTGTCTAACCAGTCAACATAGTCATCTACCAATTGGCACACATCTTCAACGGATATTTTGTTACTCGCAACAGTTTCAGCCCACTCCAAAGTCAGAAGTGGTATTTGTTCACGGGTTAGCCAACGCAGTTTGACTTGTTGATCCATGTCTACTGTTATAAGGTGTATATTTGGTTGGTCAATCTTTGAATTATATGTTTTTTGATTGTCAATATTCTTCGTTGATTTTTATTACTCTCTTACCAAGTTTTTCTATCATGTTATCTATGTTCAGGTTTGGTAAGAATCGCATGGTTATGCTGCGGCGAGGGGTATTTTGGCTAATGACTCTGACCCTGTGGGGTTGTTGAATACTTAATAGTGCAGGGCGCTGTCCCTGCCACGAGCCAATTAATTGCGGTGTAGATTCTGTGTAATTCCACACTGTTACCGGAAAGACGTTCTGCTTGAAAATTAAATTTGGTTTTGCTCCTGCGCGACTGAACCATTCAACTGCGCTGTTGCCCTCTATCAACCAATTTATAGCCACATGTCTGGGGTTGTTGGTATAATGGCCGTCGGTGTGTATATGATAAATTTCATCATTTGGTACTGGGTTCCAGGTCCACAACAGGAGAACATCTACAGTTAAACCTAGATCTCGTATGATAGTCTGCATTTCATCAGTTATGGCATCTGCATCGATCCGTTTGACTTGGTTAACCTGTGGAGTTGGCCAGACTACATTTGGACGCAATGGATTCATTGGCAAATCAAGCGATGCAAACAATATTTTAGAATCCATCATCTAATTTCTCCATTGGTCCTGGCTATTGGGGGACAACCATTGTCGTCAACTGTCCAGTGCAGTTTTGCAGCTTGACGTTTGATTTCTCCAGGGTGTATATCTGGTGTGGTGTTTATACCAGGTTCAATTTTGCCAACACCTGCTGCCTCGCCGATTAACTCAAATAACCGCATTTAATTTCCCCCAGCCTGGTTATTTATCAGCACTAATTGTGACCAACACAAAAGATTTGGTCAACTACCGCGCAGCAAGCTGTCGCGGCTTTCCGCTCGACGCAGCTAACGCTGCTGGTAAATACCACAAAGTTTGACGTAAATATTTCACATAGCGGAGTTGACATTATTATGGCCATCCAGACAATTTCAAGAATTCAAAATCGCAGGGGATTATATGCCGATCTGCCAGCGTCACTGGCAGAGGGAGAGTTTGGATGGTGTTTGGATACTCGCCAACTGTTTATCGGCAACAGCGACGGTTACGGAGGCAACACTGAAGTTCTCACCGAGTATAGCCAAAATACAGATATTATTTCCACTGTCTACAACAACAATGGCCTGCAACTAGCCGCTGCTAAACCAAGAACACTGGGTAGCAAGTTGAATGACATAGTCAGTGTAAAAGATTTTGGTGCGGTTGGCAATGGGTTAGTTAATGACGCACCTGCTATAAATGCTGCTATCACCAGTCTGCTTAAAAACTATCCCAATAGTGGCACTACTGTACCCTGTATACATTTACCTGCTGGAAAATATCTTATCAACAGCACCATATTGCTGTACCCTTATTTGAATTTACTTGGTGACAGTGACGGGGCCACAACAATACTCTGCAATGACCAACAACTGATGTTTATGATGCAGACTGCAGATAGCCTAGGACAAACAGGGGCCAACATTGGTTTGAATAATGCTGCACTGCCGTCTCGCATCCGCCTGCAAGATCTTGTAATCAACACCAATGGGTTTCACATGAATGCTGTGCAGTTGGTGCGTTATAATCACATACGGTTTGAACGTGTGACTTTTCAAGGCGGATGGACACAAGGACAGGGTCTGTTGCAGGACTCGGCTGTTACACTAAAAAGTTTTGGCACTGCTATCAACACCTATGATGCACAGTTTATTGACTGTCAATTTAAAGGCTTTACTGTTGGCATCACAGCCGATGATCCTGTGACCTATACCGCTGTGGCTAGAAGTGTATTCCGCAACAATTATAGAGGTATGGCATTTGGTGTGACGCCTGTCAGTGGTGGGCCAAGTTATACCAGTGTGTCACAGAGTTATTTCTATGCTTTGGAAAACTACAACATCATGGTTGGTGATGACAGTACCAATCCCGGAGTTCTCAGCACAAGCAACTCCTTTAACAGTGATGGTCGTAATCTTGGAGGATATCACATATATTGGGGAAATAACAGCACTTTAAACTCCAGTATCGGAGATGTGTTTGATATTTTACCTTCTATCAATAACAATGGTGTAAACAACATCATACTAGATGCACAGATACCACCATTGGGCACAGCACCCAGCAGAACGACCATTATGATCACTACCGGTTCAATAGCTCCGGGCAGCAATGTAACTGTCAATGCTACTGGATTCAAAGGCTATAATCTCTACAGTATACAGACCAATCAACCTGCCTGGGTTACCATTTACAGCAGCGCAGCAAGTCTAGTTGCCGATGCTGGGCGACCCATACACACAGATCCAACATCTGGAAGCGGTGTAATCGCCGAAGCCATTAACAATATAGGTACTATCAAATTATTTACACCAGCAGCAATTGGGTTCAGCAGCGAATCACCGCCAACTGACATAATACCCATAAAAGTGACCAATACTGCAGCCGGCGCAGCAGTCATCACCGTGACATTGACCCTACTACAAACAGAATCCTAAACGGACAATCATAATCGACGATAGATAGAATCCATCTCTCGGATCAATTGTATCCATGTCAGTCAATCCAAAGGAGGTCTAAATGACCAATAGCGATAATTTTGGTAATTCAACAGCTCTACTCAATTCGTGGAAACAACTTCGTCTTTCAATGACACACGACCAAACTGACCAAGAACATCTTGATAAAGTAGTTGAATTTTGGAGCCATGCACCAATATCTCTACATGTATTAGACTGGGATCAACCACATCTGTGGCCAAATGCCTGGAATCTCATGTATCAAAATAAATTTGATGAAAATGCAGTTGCCCTGGGCATGTTCTATTCACTTATATACTCTAGCGATCGCCGCTGGAATTCTCAAAGGATTGAGATATGTCTTATCAACAGCACACCTAAAAACTACCAGGGACTAATTTTGGAAGTCGACGACCGATGGCTCCTGAATGTAGAATACAATAGACTGATCGACAGTACCAAAAACAGCAGGGATTATATAGTGCAGCAGACATATGACTACGAAAACAATCGCTACACTGCACGTTATAGTCAAGATCAAAGTCAGACAAAAACAAATGATAACCAAATATTTTGAAGTTTAAATAGAACGCTCTTACATTACACAGCGACTTCAAAACATCAACAGACATAAAGAGGACTGCGCATGACAACTCAAAAACAGGGTGATATTTTCGTCACCAAGAGAGACGGACACCAAGAACTATTGAACATCGAAAAATGGCAACAGCAAATCGCTAAGATTTGTAAAAATGTAGCAGATGTCAGCCAGTCTATGATCGAAATCAAAGCACAGTTACATTTTTATAACAATATCACCACTACCGAAATCGATAGTATCACACTGCGGGCCATAGTTGATTTGATCGACATTGAGATCAACCCGGTGATTGGCCATACAAATTATCAATATGTTGCTGGTAAACAACGCCTGTCAATGCTGCGCAAGGATGTTTATGGTTCCTATGAGGTACCGGATCTCTTGTCAATCGTCAAACGCAATGTAGAGGTAGGTCTCTATACTCCAGAACTGCTGGAATGGTACTCAGACGATGATTGGCACAAGATGAACGAGATGCTGGATCATGAAAAGGACGAGCAATACAGTTTTGCTGCTATTGAACAGATGATTGAAAAATATCTTGTTCGCAACAGGGCAACCAATAAGATCTATGAAACTCCGCAGATTCGCTACATTGTAGCCGCTGCTACTGTTTTCCATAGAGAAGAACCAAATACGGCGAGAATGCGCTATATCAAAGAATACTACAATGCTGCATCAGATGGTTTGTTTACTCTTGCTACACCTGTGTTGGCTGGCCTTGGCACTCCAACTAAACAGTTTTCTAGTTGTGTGCTAATCCGCAGTGACGACAATTTGGATAGTATCTTTGCTTCTGGCGAGATGATGGCCAAGTATGCCAGTAAACGTGCTGGGATCGGATTGGAAATAGGTCGACTGCGCCCATTGGGCTCCTCAATTCGCGGTGGCGAAATCATGCATACTGGTATGATACCTTTCTTGAAAAAATGGTTTGGTGATCTGCGCAGTTGCTGTGTTACCCCAGATACCTGGGTAGAGGTTTTAGATGAGGATAATTCTATAGATAAATGACAGTTTTTCGTATACCAGCATAAATAATATGGAGGTATACGAAATGCTAAATTATCTACAAGAATCATATAATGGATCACAAACTAATATGCTAATGAACTCTGCTTATTATTGCTATACAATTAAAGACACGGAAACAGGAAAGTTTTACTCTGGTTCTCGCGGAGTTGAAGGTAGTGGTATGCACGATTTGTTAATAAAGTATTTTACCAGTTCAACAGTGATTGATTTTAAGGAAAAACTAAAAAAATTCCCAGATTTGTTTGAATATAGAGTTGAATACTTTAAAACTAGAAGCGATGCATTCGCAGCAGAAAAAATATTCCATCAAAAGCATCAAGTTGGTAAGAATCCTGATTTTTTAAATTCTCTTACAGCAGGGGGATCAAACTGTGGGGCGGGTTCTGTGTTATGCAAAGACAACTGTGGCAATACTTATCGAGTAACGGTAGAAGAATTCGCTACAGGAAAACATCAGCACGTTACGAAAGGTATGATGAATATACGCACAGTAACAGGTATTAAAAAAATATATACCACAGACTTTGATCCTAATACTCAATTGACTGAATTTAACGATTACGTTCTGGCATTAGACACAACTACTGGAAAAACTTTCAGAATCCCAAAGACTACTTTTAGGTCTAACCCTAATTTTGTCGGCATTACTAAAGGGAAAGTAGCGGCATATGATACTGTTAATAAATGTAAAAAATTGGTGTCACAGAATGAATTCAACAACTCAAATGGCAGATATGTTGGTAATACATTTGGGTTAGTTCCGGTTATAGACAGAGACACCGGAGAAAAGAAACTAGTAGCAAAAGAAAAATATGATAAAAATGTATATAAACATCATAATACCGGAAATATTGTAGTATATTCCATTGCTGAAAGAAAAGTTGTCACAATAAGCAAGGAAGAATATGAGACAAATTCTACCAACTACGCCAATTTAAGTACTAAGGTTTTCTATAAAGTAGATGGTAAGTTTTTTAAATCAAAAGATCTAATGAATGAATACTACAAAACAACTAGAGGTAAAACGGTATTAAAAGTCAGTCAATTTGAGATGTCCGATAGGTTTACTGATATCAAAACTTTAACAAGAGAAGAACACGAAAATGGTAAAAACTAAAAAGATTCAAATTAAAGATCTAACCGCAGGTATGAAAATTAAAACTAAAAATGAGAACGGCGAAATAGTGTTTAAAACAGTAACTAATAAATGGGATACTACTGTAAATCAACACGACCAAGTTCGATTAGAATTTGAAAATGGTGTGACATTGAATTGCTCAGTGAATCACCCTATTATGGTGCTACATGAGTCGGGATCGTTCTTGCAAAAGAAGCCAACGGATCTTACAAATGAAGATCGCGTTCTTACTGAAAATGGATTTACTCGCTTGCTGGTTGCAGATTTTGAACAGCAAAACGACACCAGATACATTGATATTACAGTAGACGACACCCATACATTTTTTGCTTCGAATAGCAGCCATGGTCCTATGGTCTTGACTCACAACAGCCAAGGAGGGATCCGGAACGCAAGTGCTACTGTATTTTATCCAATTTGGCATCTTCAGTTTGATGATCTTATTGTTCTTAAGAATAACCAAGGCACAGAAGAAACTAGGGTACGACATATGGACTACGGAGTGGTACTTTCTGCCTTCTTCTGGAGGAGATTTAAAAACAAAGAAAATATAACATTCTTTGATCCAAATGAAGTACCTGACTTGTACGAAGCATTTTATAAAGATATCGCCGCTTTTGAAAAACTGTATGTAAAATATGAAAAGCGTAAAGACTTACGTACTAAAACAATGGCAGCTGAAGATGTATTCAAAGGCGGCATATTAAAAGAGCGCACAGATACTGGACGCATTTATCTTGTGTTTATCGACAACGTACAGAATCAAGGTCCATTTGATCCCAACTTCCACACCATTTATCAAAGTAATCTTTGTTTGGAGATTTTGTTGCCAACTGTTGCAATGGGTACTACAAAGAAGAAGTTTATTAAGGTTAAAAAAGAAGTAGCAAGTGACTTTTTACTAAACAAACCAGAGCAATTTGTTAAACTGAAGAAACTGAAATAGTTAGTGGATTGGTGGAAATATTTTAACACATTTTGGAGTTGAAGAATGATTGAATTATATGAAGAAATAGAATATCTACCCGAAGAACTGGATGATGAATATGAATATTATGAGGTGGATGAAGATGCCGCGAGGATTAGTTTGTGTACGCTTGGTAGTATCAACTGGGGAGCCTTCCGTAATCCTGAAGACATGCGTCGTGCTTGCCGTATTCTACAGCGTAGCCTATGCAATATCTTAGATTATCAAGACTTCCTATCAATCCAGAGTAAATTATCTAACGATGAAATCAGCCCACTAGGTATTGGTATAACCAATTTAGCCTACTGGCATGCCAAGCGTAACCTAAAGTATGGAGAAAAGGACGCACTCCAGGATGTCAAGACATGGATGGAACATCAAGCGTTTTACCTGACAGAGGCTACTGTTGAATTAGCCCGAGAGCGCGGTGCATGCATCGATAGTGAAAAAACACGATATGGGCAAGGAATATTTCCTTGGGAATTAAGAGCCAAGGCTGTTAATGACTTAGCAGACTTTACACCAGAACTTGATTGGGAAACACTCCGTACTAATATGAGACAGTATGGAGTCCGCAATGCAACAGTAATGGCCATTGCTCCAGTTGAAAGCAGTAGTGTTGTTATAAACAGCACTAATGGAATTGAATTACCTATGAGCTTGATCAGCACAAAGGAAAGCAAAGCAGGATCACTCACACAAGTTGTACCAGAGTACACTAAACTTAAAAACAAGTATCAACTAATGTGGGATCAAAAGGACTGCGACGGATATCTCAAAACCGCTGCGGTTTTGGCAGCTTATGTTGATCAAAGCATTAGTACCAATACTTTTTATAATCCTGCTCATTTCGCAGATCGTAAAGTGCCGGCGACATTGGTTGCTAAGAACTTGATGCAAGCGCATTTGTGGGGCCTCAAGACCATATACTACTCACTAGTGAATAAACAAGGATCAAAAGCCGACGCTGGAGAAGCACCTGCTATGCTAGAACCAATTGACTTTGATGATGAGTCTGGATGTGAGTCGTGTAAATTATAGCCTGTGAGGAAATAGTTCCCTGCATGAATATGGTAAAATATTTTAGAAATGGTTGGGTTCCGACACAAGACACAGAATGGAAGAATATAAATGTCAAAAGCACAATATGATTTATCTACCAAAACTGACTATCTCACACGCAAGATGTTCTTGGATCCTGCTGGTCCGGTAACTGTCCAGCGCTTTGAGGAATTTCGTTATCCGCGTGTTGCCAAATATGAACAGGAGCAGCGTGGATTTTTCTGGGTGCCAGAAGAGATCAATCTTACCAAGGATGCTAATGATTTCAAGAATGCCAGTGATGCGGTCAAACATATATTCACCAGCAATCTATTGCGACAAACAGCACTGGATAGCCTACAGGGCCGTGCCCCGGTACAGGTATTCAGCCCAGTGGTAAGCCTACCGGAAATGGAATCTCTAGTGTCAATCTGGAGTGCGTTTGAAACCAATATTCACAGCAAATCCTACAGTCACATCATACAAAACATCTATAATGTTCCCAAAGACGTATTCAACACCATCCACGACGTCAGTGAGATTATCAGCATGGCCGCCGACATCGGTGAATACTACAATGCTCTGCACATTATCAACTGCCGCAAGGAACTTGGACAGGAGATCCACGAGCAAGAGCACATCGATGCCATTTGGCTAGCACTCAATGCCAGTTATGCACTGGAAGCGTTTCGCTTCATGGTCAGTTTTGCCACCAGCCTAGCCATGGTTGAGAACAAGATCTTTATTGGCAACGGCAACATCATCAGCCTTATCCTACAGGATGAGATGCTGCACAAGGACTGGACTGCATTCATCATCAATCAAGTTGTCAAAGAAGATGCGCGTTTCGCCCAGGCCAAAATTCGCTGCCAAACTGAAGTGTACGCTATGTATGCCAGCGTAGTAGCCGAGGAAAAAGCCTGGGCCGACTATCTGTTCAGCAAAGGCCCTGTGATCGGACTCAATGCTAATATTTTGAAAGATTTTGTTGATTTCACCAGTGCAGCAGCATTGAAGGACATAGGCATAAAATACCAAGGCACAGCGCCACGCAGCACTCCGATACCTTGGTTCAACAAGCACAGTAATCCCAGCAAGAAGCAATCAGCACTGCAGGAAACTGAATCAACCAACTATGTTATTGGTGTGCTCAGTACAGACATCAGTTACAACGAATTGCCCATCCTGTGAAAATTGCAGTTATCACGCCGTATTGGCATGAAACTTCCGATGTGCTGACACGCTGCAGGCTCAGCGTGTCAGCACAGACACATGCAGATTATAGACACATCATGGTGGCAGATGGCAACCCCCATCCCATAGTGAGCAAATGGCCCGATGTTGACCACATGGTATTACCTTGCTGCCATGCTGATGCCGGTGCTACTCCCAGAGCATTGGCTGCTATATCAGCATTCAGCCAAGGCTATGATGCTGTGGCATTTTTAGATGCTGACAACACCTATGAACCAAATCACCTAGAATTGATGGTAAAAACTATTGGTTCTCAAGCAGTTGCAACAGCTACACGAACAATATGTACCAGACTCGGGACTGCTCTTTATATCGACACAATAGAAAGCACTGGCGAAGATTTTTGCGATACCAACTGTCTTTTTCTGACAGCGCCAAGCATGCATTGTCTTGTAAACTGGATCACCGAACCATCACTGCGGTTATGGAGCGATAGGAAATTTTGGCACAGTATATTGCAGGCCAATCTGTCACGAGTACATTGTAAAATACCCAGTGTAAACTATCATTCAAGATGGGCTTGGCACTATCAACATGCTGGACTGATTCCACCTGCAGACAGTGTTTGGATTGCTCAACAGAATGGGAATTTGCATACATATACACATGCTGAGACAACAAGATAGGACGGTGACATGACTGCAGTAATCTACACCAAACATGACTGCCCGTATTGTGTACGAGCCAAAGATCTATTAATCAGTCAAGGAATCGACTATGTTGAATACATAGTCAGCCCGGGATTTGGCGAAACTCCCGCAAATCCAAACCAATTCTACGTAACCAAAGCTGATCTTTTGGCAAAACTACCAAATGCCAAAACAGTGCCGCAGATCTGGCTTGATGACCAACATATAGGCGGCTATAGCGAGTTGGCCCAGCATTTTAACCAAACCTAAAAAATAAATACGCACATATTTCCCTACCTGGAGAACTGATGTGCCTTTAAATCCCCCGTCATACAGCGGCCAAGATGTATGGTATAGTCCTAATGTTTATATAAACCAAGTACAGGCAGCCTTGTGGCAGCCGGCGGTGCCGATGCCATCGGCACTGCATTCTATACCTGTATTGCCAAATCCTTCCTACAGCCTGACTGCTGAACAGATATCATTGGCCACTTCTTCTACATTTACTCAGTGGACCATACGTGATGCAGATGGTAATATTACATTTGTTCCAGCAGATACTCCTGGTGCCAGTCCAGAAGGCACGGCCCCTTCCCCGGGCGCTGCTGCTGGGCAAATATCGGGCCCAACTACTACTGCTATTGATCCTGTGGCTGTAGGCCAAGGAGGCTATTCTACATTTATTGCCAATATGACCAAAGCCTATCAGGAAGGATTAAGTGGAGCATGGCGTGGCGGTGCCAGCAACTCAAATATACAAAAAATGCTAGCAGCCACCGGCATCAGTTCTGGCAGTGTGTTTCCGCCCGGGCATAGTTTTTGGTGTGCAGCATTCATGGGATGGATGCTGAAAATCAGTGGTTTAAAATATGTAGTTGGACCCGGTGATACCTGCTCTGCATCTGCTCCAAGTTATGTTAATTATGGACAGTCTATTGACATCAAGAATCCAAAACTATGGCGGCAGGGGGATGTAGCAGTGGTAGGCAGCCATGGTAACACCAGTTCTGGGTCACATGTGACCTTTTTGTGGTCATATCCAGGTGGAGGTTGGTGGAAATGCCTTGGGGGCAATCAAGGCAACACACCGGGTGATTTAATTCTGGGCGGATTCCAACTGGACTCGTTTAGATATATAGGCCGTGCTTGGCCTGATCCAAACACTCCGCTGCCCACAAGTCCATCAAAATAATATTGCTGTGCCAAGAGACTTTTGATTATCCTGTATACAGCAGGAGAACAAACATGTTATTAGATAAACCACTAGATGCCAACGATATCGTAAGTGTTAAACTTGGCAACGGCGACGAGATCATCGCAAAGGTTCTAGCTGTTGACGCCGAAAAGATCACAGTGTCTAAACCACTACTGATGATTCTAAGCCAAGATCCAAGATCAGGTGCACCAGGTGTACAAATGGCGCCATTTTGGATGATGGGTGCAGATCCCGCAGGAAAATTCACAATCTCAAAGACACATGTTGTTTGCTTAGTCAAAGCCAACATAGACGCTGCAAAGAGTTATTTGGCACAGACCACAGGATTGACCATCCCCAGCGCCGGCAGCGGACTCATTACATGAATTATAAACCTTTCCAATATAGCGGCACCACAAACTTCCTACGTTGCGAAAGGTACTATGATCAACCCATAGCTGTGTTGGGATTACCAGTTGACAGTGGTACCTCATATCGCAGCGGTACTAGACATGGGCCTGCTGGCATACGTGCAGCCAGTGCCATGTTGACTGACGGACATCTTGCTGGTTATGATGTTGATCTCTATCCATGGTTGGGCGATTATGGAGATCTACCATTGCCAACTGGCAACACGCAAGCGGTATTGGCTATGATCCAAGCACGCATGACGGACTTGACCAGGACCAACACACATGTGGTGGCCCTGGGTGGAGACCACCTTATAACCCTGCCAATTCTACGCAGCCTTAAAGAAAAGCATGGCAAGATTGCTGTTGTGCATTTCGATGCACACTGTGATACATGGAATGATCACTTCGGTGAAACCCATGGGCATGGTACATGGCTACGCCATGCCATTGATGAGGATCTAGTGCAGGCTGATCACACCATCAGCATTGGCATCCGTAGCCCCGCTGATGAAGACTCTCGGCATTATCTGGTCTCAAAAGGTGGTATCACACTGTCGGCTTACGAAGCAACAGTGGTCCAACCACGAGACATGGCCGGACTGATTGCCCGCAGGGTTGGCAATATGCCTGCCTATCTCAGCCTTGATATCGACTGCCTTGATCCGTCGCAGGCTCCTGGTACAGGCACTCCAGAGATAGGTGGCCTGTCTAGTATTTGGCTTCGTGAAGTCATGGATAATATGCAGGGCATTTCATGGATAGGCATGGATTGTGTAGAAGTATCACCAGCCTACGATCATGCTGAGATTACATCATTGGCTGCAGCGACATTTTGTCTGCAGTATATATCCAAAATTGCCATGGCCATGGACACACAACTTAGATTGAAAAGACTTTCAAAACCCGCATAAATAGGCCAGTTGATAAAAGGACGGCATCATGGCAAGGGTTTTGTTCATACTGAAAAGACGAGACGACTATAATCACAAGGCCCATGCACATGTTGGTCTCAGTACAGGTCTTTATAACAGTGTGAAATTTGTCAATGACATGCTGAACAGCGCTGGTATAGAAAGTAAACTGTTCGTAGCCATTGACAATAACTGTATTGATCGCGAGGTGCGTAATTATCAACCAACACATGTAATAATAGAAGCGCTATGGGTAGTGCCAACAAAATTTCATATACTAACGCAACTACATCCAACGGTCAACTGGATAATAAGACTGCATAGCGAAATGCCATTTATTGCTGCTGAAGGCATTGCAATGGATTGGATAGCAGACTATGTGCGTTTTGCCAAGGTCAACATGGCCGTCAATGCACCCCGCATGTTAGACGAAACTCGTTTTTATCTTAAACACATATATGGTTGGTCAGATGAGCATACCAACCAGCGTGTGACATATTTGCCAAACTTTTATCCTCAAGACTACACAAAACCAAAATCAAAATCATCCAACAGCTATATAGATATCTCCTGCTTTGGAGCCATTCGCCCGCTGAAAAACCACCTTCTTCAGGCATTATGTGCTGTACAATTTGCCGATTCAATTGGTAAGAAATTGCGCTTCCATGTGAATGCTGGTCGAATTGAAATGAAAGGCGAACCCATGTTGAATAATCTCAAAGGCATGTTTCAGCATCTTGCAGATTCTGGACATCAATTGATCAGTCATACCTGGGTTCCGCGAGAAGAATTTCTTGAAATTTGTGCCAAAATGGACATGGGCATGCAGGTCAGTCTGTCAGAAACATTTAACATAGTAGCAGCAGATCACCTAAGCCAAGGAGTGCCAGTTGTGGGCAGCAGGGAGATACCATGGGCCAGCAGCCTATTCACTGCGGACCCGGTAGAAAGCCGAGATATTGTGAAAAAACTGTCTCGCACATGGGATTGTCCTTGGATTAATGTAAAATTAAATCAATTTGAATTGACTAACTACACCGATAAAACACGTGATATTTGGGTTAAATATTTCAATATAAACTGAAAAGATGGAGGCATTATGTCTGAAGAATTTTACAAGGTGCGTATGCATGACTGGGAAAAAGGCATGCTGAAATTTGTGGATACATTTTTTTCGTCATTTGATGAAGCATTGACCTATGCGTCAGAGTTGTATTGTGATAATTTTAAAATTTTTGATTCTAACAACAATCTCAGACACAGCAGCCATGGCAAGAAACAACAGCATCAAGATTGGCCTAAATATGCTTGACATAGGGACTTTATGATTTTTATAATAGAACTGATGCTGTTTGACGGAAGGTGAATGAATTGTACAGTACCGGAGGGGCAGTACCTCCGCATCTCCACCAGTAAGCACATTGGTACCCATAGGTGTTAGAAATATGGGGTAATTGCATTAACACTCGTCCGGTGTGCTTGCTCGTGGGGATGAAACAGGATCGCCTGGCAATATGAAGACCAACTTTAGGTATTGGGTAAGACACGACTCACAATCAGTTCAAAAAACAAAAATGACAATGACAACATTGCATTTGGAGACATGCTGCTAGCAGCATGAGCTCTTGGGCTTACAGGACGCCTAGAAACAGAAGAAGGCCCGCAAGGGCCTTCACCTATGATCACATGAACATTTGAGACAAAAAGATGATCATTGTGGAAAAAATTTTCATGTATAAACAGACCTGAGATGCAGCAAGAAGATTTTGGGTTTTTCCCCCAACAACATCACTTCAATATTGCGTCCGGACAGGGTTTCCATTTATATTTGGTGTGATTTGATAATGCTATCAAATCACACACACACAGACACACAGGAGAACAAAAATGGAAGCTTTTGAAATTCGCTTAGAATTGGTAAGGATGGCTAAGGACCTTTTGATGGAAGAATGGCATGCAAACAGAAATGCTGCAGACTGCCAATTTACCCTTGATCGCGAGTTGGCCCTAAAAAATCAGAACGGAGAACCTGTTAACTATCCCAGCATAGCACCAGTTCCTTCAGTTGAAGAAATTACCAAAGTTGCTGTAAAACTCAATGCATTTGTCAGCCGTAGAGATGGCATTACAATGGACTAAAATGCGTTTTAACAAGTTATAAATCAATTAAAAAAATATCCAGGATCAACATGTCAATGTTAGAATCTCTGGAGTATTAGTCTAGAATAAAATTATGCTACAACGGGGGGATGTTACCATCCCCCCGTTTTTCATGAGGTTGACAAACATGCAGATTTGCATATGCTAGTCATGTCGATACACAGTTGGGAATCATAATGGCTAAAAAATCAAGCGAAGAAATTGTTAAATTAACCGACTACGACCATCATCGCTTGCGGACGGAAATGTATCTAGGCAGCCGCAATATTCACAGTCAAACAGTCATAAATTGGAATGGTAGTCAGCTGATTGCAGAAGAAGTTGCTTGGACGCCGGCCGCATATTCTGCCTTTCGAGAGATATTTGACAATGCTCTGGATGAAGTTGTCGGTCATGGACATGGATCTCGCATTGATATCACCTACGATCCCAGTACTTTGACATTTGGTGTGTCAGATGATGGCCGTGGTATTCCAATTGACTGGGATGAAAATGAAAAAATGCACAAGGCTACCTTGGCACTGACGCAGGCTCGTGTTGGCAGGAATTTTGGCACACGTGAAGAAGTGCGTGGTACCAACGGTGTTGGTTCTTCTGTAGTTGTCAGTTGTTCGCGTTCATTCACCATCGACATCAAACGAGATGGCAAACGATTCCAACAGGAATTTAAAGAATGTACAGAACTCATGCCAGATCTCAACATTGGTGAGCCGCGTATCTTCAACAGTACTATGAAATCGGGAACTGAAATCAATTTCACTCTCAGTTCGGTGGTTTTTCCCAAGGCCAAGATACCGTTGTCGTTTGTCAAGGCCAGGGTATTTGAAGTAGCTGCCAATCATCCTAAAATACGCTTTAGTTTCAATGGTGACAGAGTCGTAGTGGCCAAAAGCCTCGACAAGACTATGTTTGCCAACAATAATCCCGTGATCATCAGCATACAGGAAGAAAAGTTTCACAGCAATTACTACTTGATTCCGGGATTTGGCTCCGAAGGCGAATTTGTGCACAGTACAGTTAACGATATACCTGCATTCAATGGCGGCCAACACATTGATGTGTTTAAAAGGTTGTTTTTCAGTGGCATGCTAAAAGCCATGGAACGTGAAAGCAAGCGTCGAGGACTGACTCCAAACCGCAGTGATATATCAGAAGGTCTATTGATTTACAACACCACTGTGATGCATGCTCCAAACTTTGACAGTCAAAGCAAAACACGCTTGATCAATGACGAGGTAGATCGTTGGATCAAAGCCAGTTTAGAAGATGAAAACACATTCAAAAACATCCTACGTACTCATAAGGAGTGGTTGGATGAGATCTATGCTCGCTGTGCAGCACGTACTCAAAAACGCGATGATGCAGATATTGCCAAGGCCAATCGCAAACTGCTGCGCAACAAGGTCCCAAAACTTCTAGATGCCAACGGCAAGGATAGAAGCAAATGTATACTGTTGATATGCGAGGGTGATTGTCTAGCAGAAGATACAGCTATCGCAATATTTGAAGATGGAAGATTTTGTAGCAAAAAAATTAAAGACATCCAAATAGGTGATTTAGTTTTAACGCATAAAGGCAGAATTAAACCGGTATGTAATAAACAGGCAAAAATAACAGACGGAATTGCTATTACAACATCATCTGGAAAAACATTAAAAATAAGTCTTGAGCATAAAATACCTGTTTATAACACACAACTTAACCAATATGAAATTGTAAAAGGCAAAGATTTAGACAAGTCTAAACATAAACTGTTTTCCTCTATAATTGATATGGAGTCTACATTTTTTGAAATCGTCGCTGTAAATGATTATGATGATGGAAAATTTAATAAATCAATTTCTTTTACAAATGGTATAATTAATCAAACCTGTATAACGTCCGAAAATCATTTATTCTCTGTTTTAAATAAATGCACTGCGACCATTGAAAAGGTAGCTGCTAAAAATCTAGACATTGATATCCATTTACTAATGGCACATAATTTGTAGCTGAAAAAAACAATTATTTGGATCTATTATGATAGATCCAAATAATTGTAAAAATACAATATCTAATAGTAGGTAAGGTACAACAATGAATATAAATGAAAGTTTGTTTTTAATGGAAGATATAATAGATATCTCTCCTATAGGGAAAACAAACATGTATGATATACAAGTTATGGATGACGAAACATTTGTATTATCAAACGGACTGCTAAGTCATAATAGCGCAAAAAGCATGGTGGCCGCCGTTCGCCATCCCGAAATCCATGGTGCTCTGCCACTGCGTGGCAAAATCCTCAATGTCAGAGGAGAGTTGCCAAAGACCATTATTGAAAACCAAATCATCAGCGATATCATGACTTCACTGGGCGTTGGTCTAGGCCAACCTGCCAATCGGCGAGACATGCGGTATGGCAGTGTCTATCTAGCAGCAGATCAAGATCCCGACGGAGCCAATATTACTGCACTGTTGGTCAATTTTTTCTATCTACATTGGCCAGAATTGTTTGACCCAAAACTCCCTCCGGTATTTTATGTGTTCCAGACACCGTTCATCATACAGGAAAAGGGTAAGAAAAGAACCTACTGGTATGCCGATGACTATCATCTCTACAATGCAGATGATTGGAAAGGGGCTCCAAAACCAACTCGTGCCAAGGGTTTGGGCAGTCTAGAAGAAATTGATTGGATACACAGTCTTTCTAATCCACGATTAATCCCCCTGACAGACGACGGAGCACTGTCAGAAGCCCTTGATTTGATTTTCAATGCAAGTCGCGCAGATGATCGCAAAGCCTGGGTAGCACTGAGTGGTGAGACTGCTGACACAACAATGTCCGGAAATCAGGCAGGACAAAACTAGATGATCAACAACGATGTGATAAATTTCACTAGAGATTATCAATATGAAATAGGTCGCATGCTGTTTTCACATGATCAAGAAAACCTGGAACATAGTTATGATCTACTGTTTAGTCTACACTGCCAGTCAGCAATAGAATGGTGCAATGTGAATTATCCAGATCAAATTATCTATACCAGGCACTTTGAGCCCGGGAAGAACTTGGACCACAGCGTTTTGGCATGGTATGCTGTGTTCCCGGATCAATCCTCGCTGCTGCACTTTATACTTAGCCGCTAACCTAGGATCGACACAGTTATGACCAACATTGGTACCACAGGATTCATCAAGACTACCAGCAGAGACTATTCAATTTATGTGTGTCAAAGCCGAGGAATACCAAGTGTAAGTGATGGTCTCAAAGACAGCCAGCGCAAAGCACTGTTTGTCATGAAAACACAAAATGAAAAACTGAAAACCATCTCATTAGCTGGTAGATTGATTTCAGAAAACATCTATCTACACTCTGATGCTTCTGCCTGTGATACCATTTCAATGATGGCTGCGCCATACTGCAACAATGTACCATTGTTCAGTGGTATTGGCGCATTTGGAACCAGGGTTGGTCCCAGCGACTGGGGTGCCCCGCGCTATACCTATGTAAAGAAAAATTCACACACAGAGGCTTTGATCTACACCGACTACGACATAATACCCCTCAAGGAAAACTATGACGGATCTGTGCTGGAACCAAAACATTTCCTACCATTGATCCCATTGGTGCTGTTGAATGGTGTAAGTGGTATTGCGGTTGGTTGGAGCACAATGATACTGCCGCGCAAATTCTCTGACATCATTAACGCTACACTGGCAGCTATTGACAAGAAAGACAAATTGCCAGCAATGATGCCAATTTATGAATACCTCGACTGTTTGGTTCGCGGTCTGGGCGACAACGGGTATGAGTTTACGGGCAAGGTAAAGGTTGATGGCAGCACCGTTACGGTAATGGAACTACCTCCAGATCTTTCATTAGAAAAGTTTAAATCTAGATTGAACAAGATGGAAGATGATGAGCAGATACAAACCTATATTGATCGCAGTACCAAAGACATACGTATTGATGTGCGATTCAAACGCGGTACTATAGACGGTTGGACTGAAGAAAAAGCTATTGAATTTCTCAAGTTAAAAAGCAGAACCACCGAACGACTGGTAGTGCTGGACTGGGATGGCAACAACATCAAGCAGTATGACAACAGTGAACTGCTGATGAGGGATTTTGTAGAATGGCGTCTGGGTTTTTATGCTGTGAGATATCAAAAACTCATCAAGGATGCCACATATCAACTGCATTGGAATCAAGCACTCAAGGAGTGCTATGAACATGGTTTACCAGCATTTCTTGCCAAGGCCAAAAACAAAGGCGATATCCTAAAGAAGATACAAGAACTGACAGTGAACATTCCAATTGATGCAGGGCAGCAGGATCGCATTGCCAGTTTGCCCAGTTATAGATGGGCAAGAGATGCGTATGATGAGACTCTGGCACGCATCAATGAATTAACGTCAACTATAGACAATTACAAAAATATTCTCAACGACGAAAATCAAATGCGTGCAATTTACAAGCAGGAAGTAATGGCTTTGAAAAAATTACCCAGCATTGACAGATAAATAACAAAATGAAACTGCAAGATCTACACAACAGGCACCGAGCTGGCGCAGGCATTTTGATATACTGCTTGAAGACTGACAAGTTCTTGATGATCCAACGCAGTGAATACGTGAATGAACCTCTGAAATGGGGCCTACCGGGGGGCAATGTAGATGGCAACGAAACCCCTGAATCGGCAGCACGCAGGGAAACTTTGGAAGAAATTGGTATGACCATTGGCGATGCACCGATGGTGCTGATTTATACCAACACTGTGCATGCTCCTCGTTTTACCTTTTATACTTTTGCCTGCACAGTGGCAAATGAATTTGAACCAAAACTCAATTATGAATCGTCTGACTACTGCTGGTGTAATCTAGACAGTCTACCAGAGACACTGCATTGGGGAATGAAGCAGATGCTGAATCATGACAATGCTGCCAAACTGCTGCAGGCCTTTGTTCAAGAGCAGAAAAAACACTAATCCCAATTGTGAACGCTACCATGGTAGCGATATGCAACCCGTCTAAAACCATTGACATAACAGTAGATGGTGTTAGTGTATGCGGACCTAGAGGATATTTTATGGACCTGTTGTGCAAGGACAAAGTGTTAAAATTATTTGCCAACAGCAGGCAGTGCCTGCTGGGCATCAGCGGTGGCATAGACAGCATGTGTATGTTGACATGGTTTGCCAAAAATCGTTCAGAATTTCCGTTTGAAGTCAAAGCCATACATGTGAATCATGGGATCAATGCGCTCAGTGACACATGGGCACACTTTGTTGAGGATCGCTGTAGGGATTTGTCGATTGATCTTATCACAGTAAAAGTCAGCCTCGATGGTCTTGGTAATAATCTTGAATACGCCGCACGCAAGGCTAGATACCAAGCCTTTTGCGAATCACGTGCCGACAGCATTGTTCTAGCACATCATGCTAATGATCAATGCGAAAGTTTTTTCTTGAAACTTTTCCGAGGCAGCGGCATACGCGGTTTGAAAAGCATGTTACCTGCTGTGCCCTGCTGGTATGACGAATCTGTGACGGTGCTTAGACCAATGTTGGAAGTCACTCGGCCGCAGATCGAACTATGGGCCGAAGAACACAATATCACTGCTGTGCAAGACCCCAGCAATCGAGACAACAGTTACGACAGAAACTACATAAGAAACAAGATCTGGCCGGTCATTACTGATCGTTTTGGTGTAGCAGATGTCAACGTCCTGCGCAGTGTAGCTCATATCGAAGAGGCTTGGCAATTAACTAGAATTTTAGCTGATCAGGATCTGTCACGTGTCACTGCCAAACCAAATGTGCTGGATTGGTATCGAGTGAGAGACCTAGGCTATCTCCGCATTAAAAACATGGTGTTGAGGATTTTAGAACTAGAGGGAGTATATACGTTTAGTGCAGGGCAGGTTGAACAGTTTGCCAATGGTCTGGTCACTGCAAATCTAGACAATCGCAACCAACTACTGACCAAAAATCTACGTATTCGCAAGATAGGCAAGAGAATCTTTGTCGAACGTTTGACGCCGACGGCTGCAGACAATAAACTAGTGCATGCATGACAAATCCGCAATAATTGTAATACCGACTACAGGAGCCAAAACCCTAGCCGATGCTGTGGCCAGTGCAACCACTCAAACACATACCAATACCACCTGTTTGGTCATCATCGATGGGCCAGAATTTGAATCAGCAGCACTGAGCATACTACGGCAGTTTCCTTCTGTAAAACACATGACCCTGCCATGGAACACAGGCAGAAATGGCTGGTATGGACACAGAATATATTTTCTCTCAGCGCCGTTGATAGAACAAGATTATTGGCTGGCGTTGGATCAAGACAATTGGTTTGAGCCCGATCATGTAACTAAAATGATCTCTGCCTGCGAAGCCAACAATTGGCGTTGGTGTCACAGCCTTCGCAAAATACACGATGCTCAGGGTAGGTGGATCTGCGATGATGATTGCGAAAGCCTTGGGCGTTGGCCGATCTATCTCAGCGACCAGCATCATTTAGTTGATACGTCTACCTATTGTATACGCAAAGATGTTATGATAGGCATGGCCCCTGCCTGGTATAGCGGTTGGGGTGGAGATCGACGCTTTTATTCTGCTATAGCTCAGCATGTACAGGATTTTGGTTGCACAGGCTATACCACAGCATGCTACAGATTGGATGGCAATCCACAATCCGTGACCGCAGATTTTTTCATCAAGGGCAACAGTATCATGAATCAGCGTTATCCCAATGGACTACCTTGGCGAGCAAAATGATTATCTGTAACTGAGCCCATTAATTTTAAGGAAACCACCCGCATGAAGATAATATTTTGCCTACCTGGCAAGACATTTTCCAACAATTATTTCAACTCATGGAATGCCACGGTATCAGTGCTGAGACAAAACAACATAGAATTTGGCTATTCAATGATCTATGATCCTGTAGTTTACTACACTCGCAATCGTATACTTGGTGGGAACAACAACAGCGGTAGGCATCAAAAACCATGGGGAGGTCAGATAACCTATGACAAAATGATTTGGATAGACAGTGATATGGTCTGGTCTCCTGATGACGTTATGAAGTTGATTCAGTATGACCTTCCCATAGTTGCTGGAACATATCTCATGTCAAGTGGAGATGCGTTCCCTGTAGTAGAGAACCTAGACTACACACACCTTGTCAATTCCGGCACATTTCAATTTATGAGCAAGCATGCTATGGCCAGCAGGACCATGCCATTTGTTGTGAGTTATACCGGATTTGGATTCATTGCTATCAAGGCTGGCATTCTTGAAACCATGGAGTATCCTTGGTTCCAACCGCGATGGTTTAGCCAGGGTAACTTTCATGATTTCTGTGCAGAAGATGTGGGATTTTGCTGGGCAGCGCAAGAACTTGGACACAAGATCTGGGTTGATCCTACCATACGTCTTGGTCACGAAAAACTGCTGATCATTTAGACCCCACGACTCCTACTCTATCAGTGATAAATACACGCATGGACATGCGATCTATTATCACACTCATGGAAAAAGCCTACAAAAAAGGCGACAAGATAGGACGCTGGGCATTCATATATCTAGAACCAGAAGACAATTCAGGCGAAAATTATTCGCAATTTGCTCAGTGTGGTACTTGTGTTTTGTTCATGCCTGGAAAAAAACGCTGTGGGCTGTATGGACCAGACGACAAAGTTGTTGCCAATGCCAGTTGCGGTCTTTATATAAATGGTATGCCGCACGATGACCAACCGTTCTTGGCAGCAGCAACTCCAGAAAATTCAGGCTATGTTTTAGGGCAGGTACGCTGCGAAAACTGCAGTTGGTACAAGAAAGGTGCTTGTGAACTTTTTGAAAAACTTGATCAGCAACTGCCAGATACCTTTGAACTGGGATCGGCTGTAGATGCCAAGGGTTGCTGCAACGCCTGGAGTTGAAGCAGCAGTGGTCATCCCCCCTGCTGCTGTTTCACTCATTTCTTCACATGGGCCATTGAAACAAACAAGTTGACCAGTTCCTTGGCAGGAGACAGGTCAATCAGTTTCTTGTTAAGTGATACCCATTCAGTAGCCAGCGAGGTTTGTAGGTCGATGCTCTTGCGAGCAGCAGCCGTAGCATAATTAAATACTGCTTCGTTAGCATCTTTGAACGCAGTGTTGTTGATCATTTGAATTCTCCTAGTTTGGGGTAATGATTGTGATTATGGATCATGCGCAGTCGCAGTTCCAACTCACGTATATCTGCACTAGAAGCCAGCCAACGTTCCTGTTCTGTCATAGTAAAATTTTGCCACCATGTGTGCAGGCGTTGCTTAAGATGTTTGAATAACATAACTGATCTCCTTGTGCAGTTCACATATTTAGCAAGTTTTATGCTGCACTGCAACATGTCACAGAGTATGGCTGCCTTGCGTCATTAACGTCTACGCAAAGCATAGATATGAACAGTGTATGCACCGGCGGTTCCTGTAGTGTCTAATATAGGCTCGACCTTGCGCACAAATGAATAATTTGCAATCCATTCTGGCAGTTCATCGGCAATCTTACCGCTTTTACCGCATATAATCACCACGCTCCTAGAGCCGTTGATGTTGTGTTCCTCGAGGAATTGTCCGGTGGCATTGAATGCCTGTTGTATTGTCAGGCCATGCAGATCAAGACTTGATCTCAGTGTTTGGTCATGTCCTTTTTTTGGACGAAAACTTTCCTGCGGCTTTTTTTGGAGGTTTTCAATATAAGCATTCCACACTCGCTGATCCTCTGGTTTTACTTGGTCCTGCGAGTTCCAGTGTGTAACTGATCTGCCTGACAGAGAACGAGATTTGAGTTGTTTTGCCGCTGACATGGTTTTCATCCTTGATTATGCTTACATGAAGCCCTATCCCAGCGGCATCAGCCAGCAACGCATTGAGGAGGTCCACTGTTTGGACCAATTGACTGGTCAATGATGTGCAGTGTCGCAGGGTAACCAAAAGGTCTTCTGGTTTAGAGGAGTTTGTCGTAGTTTCCATATGGTTATTATGTGGATCTATCTTGAAAACGTCTAGAAAAGCTCAGTTGTTGTGACCATGATCAAAACTGTGCTATATAACATTGAGAGAACAAAGGCCAACCTAGGAACACTGCCCGGTTAGAATAACCAATGGTTTAACTACCATAGGTAAAACCTAAATATCATGCTGGGCCGATCTTAAGATCACAGCGTTATGATAGATATTGTTTTTGTCTATCAATGGTTTAGAACCACAACATTGACTTCAATGTGTCTGAATCATATAAACAACAAATAAGGAGAGTGAAAACGTAATGCGTATAAGCCACCTATTTCTGTACCTGAACCTATGTCTGGGAGCAACTTACATGTATTGTGCCCCAGCCATCGCAGTGATTACAGTATATCCAACTTCTAGGCATGACGAGGAGCCTCCAGATCTGGACTCAAAACCAATAATCATGGATATACCGTCTCAAAACACTACACCGGTGGCAATCGCAGTGCCCCCAACTGTATCCACCGACATCAAGGTCAAGACTGTTCAGCCAAAAACTATTCACAAAGCCACAGCCGATTTTAAATCAGTAACGAACCTTAGACAACATCTTCCTCTTAACATACCCGAGGCCAATGACCTCAACGATCATGACAGACGAGAAATTGAGTGTATTGCATGGAATCTCTATTTTGAAGTAAGAGGTGGTAAAATGGATGAACAGATTGCCATAGCCTTTGTGCCTATCAATCGTATAGGCCTTCCAGATTTCGGTGATGATATCTGTACAAATGTTTTTCAATATACCATTCGCAATGGGGTTGTAAAACATCAGTTCAGTTGGGTAGGCAGAATTCTTGGTCCAAAATGGAAGCGTGAAGATGATTCTTGGGAAAAAATGCAGAAGATAGCCCTGAGTGTTTACCAACGTAGAATCCGTGATGTTGGACAAGGGGCTACCTATTTTCAAAGTGTACGATTGTCATCTAGTTGGGCCCATCATGCTAGAAAATTCAGATTGGGCGGTACTCTTTTCTGGAGTTAACCACAACACCAGGTTTGCAGTATTTTGATAAATACTCCACATACTGCATGCAAGGAATCATAAATGGCTACGTATTCATACAACACTACCTATTTTGAGATCACATACAACAACAACACGCCAACCAATTATTCGGCGTTGACCGGTTGCCAAGCAGGAGGTCTTGATAGTGAAACGGCTTGGCAGATACAAAACTGCATCAGAGCCACTGGTAGCACAATAGTAAGCGGTACACCTTTGGCCAACGGGTCAACTATAATTGTCAATGGGTATACTGTGACATTCAGTTCTACAGATACGCTGGCAGATGTCATTGTCAAACTCAATCTCATGACAAAATTTACAGGAATAGCAGCTGATCAAAGTGTTGCTGGTGGATATCTCACAGTCTTCAATGCTCCCGGATATGAAGGGACACCATTCTATCTCATGGAAGGCAACGGTACCGCGCTTGCCACTTTGGGGTTCACCAGCCCTAGCCAATTCATCTATGCACCCAGCGTGATTGCATCTAGCACCTACAGCAACGTGAGCAGCAATTCTAATGTCAACATCAACAACACTACTATAACATTCACGGCAGGCAACCTTGCCGCGGCTGCTGCACGTATCAATTCATATACAACCTGCACGGGCGTGGCGGCGTCTGCTGCTGGACCGTACCTGCAGTTGTCATCGGCCGGTTGGACTCAACCGATAGTCATTAACGGCGGCAACGCATTAACAGCACTTGGCTTTTCAGCAGGTGTTTATCCTGGTCCAATCAGCAACATTACACTCAGCGAAGACAAGGAACGAGCCAATATGCGTTGGTTTCAAGCTGTGAGCCAATTGGAAAGCACAGCAACACCAAACTATTTTGGCAGCATTACACGCACCGGCAACATCGGCAATGCAGCGCTCAACACCATTACCTGGACAGTAGGCTACGGTTGTTATTCTGCACTACAGACCACTGCCACTGCATGCGAACCAGATTATGGTACCACCTACACAGGTACGGCTGCCATACAACGCTGGGTTGCACGAGCCATGGTCAACACATGGACCAGCAATCGCAAAGTGTTTGCCCCTTGTTCCTGTAAGGTACTGGGTTTTGCCTACTATCGTAATCCTGCAAGAATTTTGCCTATTACAGCGCAGGGTGTTGACACCAATGTAATAGTAGTTTCTAATAATATTGTCGTTACGCAGATTCCAGGCGTTTAACCTAGGATACTAAAACTTTGAAACCCAGTGCACACCTACACCTTCTTATTACGGCTGAGATACAGAACCCGCCGGGCCCAGAAGATTGCGAAAAAATCAATGAGTTCATGCGAGGCATGGTTAAACATGTCCGTATGAACATCATGCTTGAACCAAACACAGCATATTGCAGTGATCTCGGTAATGAAGGTATAACCAGCGTAGTAATACTAACAACCAGTCATTGTTCCATGCACATATGGAACCTGCCAGCCCCAGCACCAAGCATCATGCAATTTGATCTATATAGTTGCGCTGCATTTAGTGTCGATGAGGTATTGGCATACATTGCTGCACATTTCAAACTTGTCAGTGTAAAATACAAATTTTTAGATAGAGAAAACGGTTTTATCGAGTTAGATCACGGCACCACCTTGTTTAACAAACACTGAGGAAAACCATCGATGAAATTGATCAACCTACTGCTGTTGCTGTGTGCCCTGGGTCTCAGCAGCACTGCAGCCTATTACAGTATTGCAGGATTGGCCAGCATATTCAGCAGTGCATTCTGGCCAGTGGTCGTTATGGCCACTATTCTCGAAGTGAGCAAACTGGTACTGGCTAGTTTTCTCTATCAAAAATGGACTATACTGCCTCGGGGACTGCGTATATATCTAACTGCCAGTGTTATGGTGCTGATGCTGATCACCAGCCTTGGCATCTTTGGTTTTCTCAGCAAGGCACATGTTGATCAAGGACTTACCACCTCAGAATTAGTGCTGCGCATTGACCAACTCCATCAGCGTCGCATCGAACTTGATAAAACAATCTCACGTTATCAAACTCAGTTAACCCAACTAGATACCAGCATCAATATCAAACTTCAAAACAATAGGTCAATTGATGCTGACGTGCTGCGGAAACAACAGGCTCCAGAGCGTACAGACATCAAGACCCAACTAGATTCAGCCTCAGCACAGATAGTAAAGATAACCAACGAAGAAACTGATTTAAAAAGTCAATTACAAATAGTAGAAAGCAAGGTTGGTCCAATCAAATACATCGCAGAATTTTTTGCAAATGGCAAAGAAGTTGATCTCGACAAGGCAGTACGCTATATGATCATCATAATCGTTATGGTATTTGATCCACTAGCTGTACTGATGCTGATCGGTGCCAATATCAGTTTCAAAAGTGATCAACAAATCATTACTGCACTACCAGCAGCGCCTCTAGTGGAACCTGAAATACCTGCAACAGCACCAACTGTAGACTTAGATCAGCTACATGCGGTTATTGCAGAAAGTATGGACGCGTGGCTGAACAAAGCTCTATCTCATCCAGAACTAAAGTCACCTGACCAAACTGAGACTGTGTCTAGTTCGTTAGTTGTACAAGAAAATACACCACCTATTCCACAAATATCCAACCAACTCCCTACTACAGAAGAACGCAAAGAACCAACGCTATCAACGGAATTCAAGATAGATACAGAATCAAAAGTAGAACCAATTACAACTGTACAAGAAAATGACTACAAACGAAAATCGATGACCGGCATCATACCTAATAAAATATCTGCTTCAACAATACCACCACCTTTAGAACAAGGTCACGAACGTCCTGAACACCAAAGCAAAGACTTTCTACCAACACACATACCTCAGGATAGGCGCAGATGGCCATAACAATTTATCATCATTGTAGTTTTTGCGAAAAAACACAACAGCAGATTAAAAAATTAATTGCAGGTCCAGACGTTTATATTTGCAATGAATGTGTTAACCTATGTTATGACCTTATCAAGGAAGAACCTGCTAAAATCATACCACAAGACGAACTAACTCCACAACAGGTCACAAGTTATCTTGATGAATATATAGTTGGACAGGAAAAAGCCAAAAAGACACTGTCAGTGGCCGTATACAACCATATCAAACGCATCAATAATCCTGTGATCGACGGTGTTGAAATAGAAAAAAGCAATATGTTGTTTATTGGTGGTTCAGGCACTGGCAAAACATATTTGATACAGACTGTGGCCAAAATTGTCAATGTACCATTGGCCATCGTTGACGCTACCAGCTTAACCGAAAGCGGCTACGTTGGTTTGGATGTAGAAGATGCCATTTCTAAACTCTATCAAGCAGCTGATCAAGACATTGAAAAAACCAAGTGCGGCATTGTCTACATAGATGAAATTGACAAAAAAGGGCGCAAGTCAGAAAACACCTCGGTAACACGAGACGTCAGTGGCGAAGGCGTTCAACAGGCACTGCTGAAAATGATTGAAGGTTGCGATGTAAAAATAATGCCCAATGGCGGTAGGAAGAATCCCAACGGAGACTTCATCACAATTAATACCAAAAATATACTATTCATCGTAGGTGGAGCCTTTGAAGGTCTTGACAAAATAATCGAAAAGCGACAAACTCAAAATACAACAGGTGTAGGTTTTGGCTCAAAAATCAAAGATTCTACCAACACCAAGGGCAATTACGATTTAATCAAAACTGTGCGTGGCGATGACATGGTAAAATTTGGGATGATCCCAGAACTAATTGGTCGACTGCCAATTATTGTCACATTTGAAGATCTTGACGAATCTGCATTGATTAGGATATTGACTGAACCAAAAAATGCTATCATAAAACAGTTTCAAAAAATGTTTGCTCTTGACAGCATCAATCTTATCTTTGCACCAGACAGTTTGCAGGCAATATCTTCAATGGCAATTGAGATGAAAACCGGAGCCAGGGGACTGCGTAGCATAGTTGAAAACCTGTTGCTTGACCTGCATTTTTCCCTCCCGCAGATGTCTAAGAATGGAGTTAAAAAAATTATAATATCTAAGGAAACAGTAGAAAACATGAAAGAACCAGTGCTGGTTTATGATCAAAACAAGGATTCAATACTTTGAGTGGGCATTGGCATAATGATCAACGTCGCAGTCAACGACGTGCAGAAGATCCAATCAAGGCCAGTATAGTGGCCAACGAGCGCATCAAACATCCTGAAGTAAGATTAGTAGACGAGCAGGGTCAACAGATAGGTATTGTCCCTATCAAACAAGCCATGTGGCAGGCACGCAATCTAGGTCTCGACCTAATTGAAATCACCGCAGATGCTGTGCCACCTGTGGTTAGGATAGTAGATCTCAACAAATGGATCTACAATCTTCGCCAAGAAAAAAAGAAGAAAGAGCGAAAAGCTAGAGAGAATGCTGTGGTCATTAAGGAAATACAACTGCGGCCAGTAACAGACAAGCATGACATTGAAACAAAACAGGGGCATGCTCGCGAATTCCTAGCTGACAACAACAAGGTCAAGGTGGTGATCAAATTCCGTGGCCGTGAGTTGAGTTTCAAAGAAAAGGGATTTGAGATCATGGATACCTTTATCAAAGGTCTCGATGCTTGCAAGTTGGAAAAGACGCCAGAAATGAACGGCCGTACCATAATGGCCATACTAGCACCAAATGGCAAAAATTGACGGTTTTTCAAATACCTGCTAAAATATATTGTCACTTACAAGGATATAGAAATGGATAATGACGATTTCGTGCTGCGTAAAAAGGGCATGACAGTTAAGGTTTTCAACAACAATATAGATGGTGCAATCGTACAACTCAAACGTCGTATGAACAGCGAAGGTGTAAACAAAGAACTTCGCAAGCGGAAACATTACACATCTCCAAGTGTTGTACGCAGACAGAAACTGGCAGAAGCCAAGGTTCGGTGGAAGAAGAAGTATAGCCAAATTATGGAAATAGAAATGCCTTCAAAGAAAAAGACCAAACGCGATTACAAACCTGTTAACAGAGCTGTGATTGCATCACCAACCTAATGCTAGATACTGGCAAGATATCAAATGCAGCAAAAGCAGTTGATTGGAAACCTGCCGACCTAAAGATTTACCATAGATTCAAACAACAATTTCACAATTGGATAGCATCATCTAAACAACCAGTCAAGGGTTTGCCAGACACTTTTTACATAGTGACTGGCATCACCGATGCATTTAACCAAACCTACGGTCTGTTCAAAAACATAGGTGTATTTCCTGGAGAATATGGTTATCATAGATTGGCTATTGGCAATCGATGTACTACAGATCTTGCAATGGCAGATGTAATCATCATAAGCCACCCATTTAGTGCTGATGGCATGTCAGCACATGACAAACTGGCCAAAGCTGATTTATATGGCAAACCAATATTTGTCGACTGTGCATTTTTTGGGTCCTGCCGGAATATCAATTTTGATTTCTCCAAATATAAAAACATACAAAGCGTGTGTTTTTCACTTTCAAAAACATTTGGTACTGGTCATCACAGGGTTGGATTATTATATACGGCTGCAGCATATCCTGCAGCGGTTTATGAACAATGGCATTACCCTGTTGTTTCGTCGGCGCAGCATCATTATGGTCTACTTGATACCATGTCTCCAGATGATCTAGCCGTGAAATATGGCCGTGTACAACTTGAAATCTGCGAGGAACTTGGCATAGTTCCCTCTGATACAGTGATATTTGGATTAGATTATTCAGATAAATTTGCTCAATTCGACAGAGGCGGGGTCAATAGGTTGTGCATAAGTGATCTGATACGAGATAGATATCACGGTTGACATTTCAGAAAAGAAAATGTAAATAGTATTTGTCAGCAACTGCTGACAAGGAGATGCCTTAAAGGGTCTCTTATGCTACAAACTTCGCTCACAGAGGAGGTAAAATCATGCGAAGCCTAACACTCACACAACAAATCGATGACCTTTTTCGCGACTTCAACCGGTTTGCAGTTGGATATGAACCAACCTTCCGCATGTTGGATCAAGCACGCACTACTCAAACCAACGGTTATCCACCATACGATCTCGAAAGCACCGGTGAAAACAACTACCGTCTCAGCATGGCTGTAGCGGGTTTTACAGCAGACGATCTCGAAATCACTCTGCAAAATGGTCTACTAACCATTGACGGCAAAATCAAACAAGATGAAACTCGCACATACCTGCATAAGGGCATTGCTGGTCGCAGTTTCCGCCGCCAATTCTCGCTGCACCCCTATGTCGAAATCATAGGCAGCAGTCTTAGCGATGGAATTCTTACTGTGGAATTTGTTCATGAGATACCAGAAAGCATGAAACCACGTAAGATTACAATCAATGGTCCAACTGCTGAAATAAAAGTTTTGAATCCGTCGTCTGGGGTTACTGCTACGGCTTGACAGGCTAAAACAATCCGCGTAGTATATCATTAAGGGAGAAGGCGTATGGTAACTGCTGATGTGATAGAAGAGGTGATGACTGCACATAAGGTTGCCATACGTCCTCCTAAAATGTTCAATGTGATACTGCACAACGATCCGCATACCACTATTGAATTTGTGGTTTTGATCTTGATGAGTATTTTCTACAAGAGTTTTGAAAATGCCACAGCGTTAACTATGGACATTCATGAGAAGGGTAAAGGTATCGCTGGTACCTATACATTTGAAATTGCAAGCCAAAAACAAACAGACACATTGAATGCAGCTAGAGCTAACGGATTTCCTCTAAAATGTGACCTAGTTGAAGCCTAAGGTTGACCCATTTGATGCAGTGCACGTTGGCTGATTATCTCAAAAAAGCATCGTTCGTTGGCCCCATTTAATTTATCATAGTCAAAATTGATGCCTGACCAAATGGGACGATAATACAGTGTCAGCTGACTCGGTACCAAAGCCAACTGACCGGTAGTTTTCATATAGCCATTGCGACTATCTCTACGGCAGGGATTAAGTTGCGGATTGCTGTCTTTATGGTCTAGTATAGAGTTCATACACTCGTCAAGTGTAGTGGCACGATGCAGACCCAATTCAGCTTTGATCTTACGCACCTCAGAACTCACACGCTTGCGACTGTGGCTGGGATCATTAGGAACGCGCTGATAACCAGCCCAGGGCAGTAAAATACCATGGTTGGTACGCACGCAGGTATGAGGTTTGATGATTTCCTCAATTTTATAAACAAAGTCGCCATTTCTATGACTGCTTTCCAACATGAAGCAGCGATTTTGATCAAAAACAAAAGTATGGCCTGTAAGCTGCTTTTCCACAAGGCTTTCTAGTGCCGATATACAGTCGCGTTCCAGCATTGCGGTCCTGATCTTTTTGCCGTCTGGACTGAGATAATTTTGTCTAGTTCCTTCATGAGTGGTACCAGTTTGACCTTTTTCATCCGATATTGTAGCCATACTGGCTGAGATTATACTGATCCCATGCTCGTTAAGTCCTTCGGTATAGCCTGTGTTTTCATCCCAGATATAGATGCGTTCAATTCCGCCCATACGACTCTTGCGAATATTAATGGTTGGATAGTAGCCGCGATCTCGATTTTTGATACCAACCCAACCAAGATCAGGAAGATATTTCGCCATTATAATACACATAAACATATTTATCACGGCAACGACGTGAACCAAGGTGTGTTCGATCAACCTCTGGTATTACATATTGCAGCGGAAAGCCAGGGTGCTTTGGCCTGTTGTGGTGGTTCACTGCAAGAACATGTGAAACTGTCAATGACATCAACCAGTGAACGATGGATCAGTTTTGATCCCCATAGTGACCAAGATATGATCGCTGTACTGACTTGGATTGAAAATGGTAGGATAATAATCAAACAAAAATCATAAAATAGTTTGATTAAAATTGCTCACAGGTCAGCTGGAAAAATGACTTGGCGACATGGTTATTTTTTGTTTTGGTCACTGTCATTTTTAAGCAAATCTTTTTCACGCAGAGTCAAAACTGTATTGATCTTTTCACTTAAACGAATGAGATCATTATTCAGCAGAGTAACACGATCCATTAATGCGGTCAAAACCACATTGGTGTTTTTCAGCACAGGCTTTACTTCTTTTGAACACCATTGCCAAACATATTGAATGACAAAAGCTAACCCCACTGCCATGACTATAGGAAGTCCATATTTGTCAGTCATTTGAAATATGTAAGTTTCTTCCATTTTTAGATCCCTTCAGGTCTCATTTCTTATCATCTCGACCATCAGCACGACCTATGCGCTCAACAGCCAGCGGTAGATCCAATGCCATTGATACCAAAGTATCTATCTTGATGATGTCGTTATCCATGTCTTTGATTCTTTCTTCTAACCTGACAATATGAGCAGACATTTGTCTAATGTTGTCTCGCACCCCAGCCAACATCATCTTTATGGACAGGTAAACTACACCTCCGCCAACTATGGCCGCTGCCACAGAAAAACCAACGCCTTCTATTATGTAGAATACAAGTTCAATCATCAGAGTCACCCAGTGAGATTTTGTAGGCTTTACTGTATTTAACGTGCCATTGTATGTTGTTCAAGCAGTTGTTAACCCCTGTGCAAGCACAATGATGAATCATGATATTTTGGATGCAGATAACTTCTTTGATTCTTTGACTTCTAGCAAATATGCTTTATATTAGAATGAGAACAAAGGGGATGAAAATGGATTTACCTAAGCCAACCTTTCCTTATATTGGGCGCTTGTATCAAGCAGTGGTGTCTGAAGGTTTGAGTGCTGGGAGTTTGAATCGTGAAAATACAGATACTGTATTGCGCAAACTCTGCAAGACAACGTGGTTGGAAGAAAATCGCGACATCTACAAGATTTGGATGTTGGGAGGTGATACTTGGGGAGACCTAATCAAAGACGTAAAAAAATACAGTGCTGTAGTAAACCAATACAAGCGCGATGCCAAAAAAACAGAGAAAAACATAAAAAAGTCACATGAATAACAGCATCCTTGTTTAGAGCTCATTGATGATTACCTTGAATCATCAATGAGCTATGTGATACAGAATCACTGTCGCAGATACGACGGAGGAAAATAAGGTACAATGGTATTCTGTAGAGTTGGTTCCCACCAATGTATCTGACGTATTGTATGTTGTATGCCCTGCGGCTGATGCACACGCACAATATGCCTGGTTCCAGTTTCAATATACCAGAGTTGACAGGTTTTTTGATTGTAACTCCAACGCATTACTTCTACTGTGATATGGCTATCCAAAAGCCAGTAATCTAATCTGTGGCGAGGGTTAAATTCCGCCCATAATTCCCAACCAAAACTTAAAGTTGGTGGCACACCGTTGTTTTGAAAGACAGAACGATTGGTCAAGGCCAATTGATGTGCCATCCACCATGAAACGGCATCTGCTCCATACCATAGTTTCTGCACAAAATGCCTAGCCAACCATAGAATTCCGATGATACTGCCCCATATGGTAAAAATAGCCACCAACGTTACTGCATGCCATAGCCGAAACAGCAGCGATTTTGAGCTAGACCAAATCGCCGCTGCTGCTGTTTTTACAGAGTTGGCGATATATGTTGGAATAACACCGGCAAAAGCCTGCATCAATAGATAAGTTAGTTTGGTAATCGGATTTCTTGTCATGCCGATATTTATCGGCAAAACACTGTTAATTGTGGAAAAAAACTCATTATGGACAAACCTGTGTTAGTCACCTGGCTTTCCGCGGCGGGAGATAAATATGCAACGACATTATCAAATACGAGGAAATTACATGAGTGATCATATACTAGATGAGATCAAACGTTACAAGAACTTGCTTGAAAGTTCTGTTAATATGGATCCAACCAATGCCTTGAGCGACAGGGAACTCGTTCGTTTCCAACAAATGCCTGCGGCCAAACAAAAGATAGCCAGTCCTCAACAGCAGGCAATGCTAGATCGTGAAATGAACAGCCGTCTTAACATGGATGAAAAACTCAGCAGCAACGATCGCAGAAGAATGTTGACACGAGTTATGAAAAGGTTGGAAAAGTTATCTGGTTTGAAGCAGGATGGTCAAGACTTAACGGAAAAAATGGCCAACTTCATCATAAATTGTATTACACGAGGAATGTCATTTGAAGACGCCTTGCATTTGAGCAACAAGCGAATAGCAGAGACCAACAGACACGCTGCTGATGACAAGGGCCCTGTTGCAGCTCATCAGAACTCAACAAAAACCTGCGACGTTTGCCAGGGCACTGGACAGGACGACTATCACAAGGATCATCCCTGCGGGGCCTGTGGCGGTACTGGCAAGGAAAGTTACATGCATGAGGAAATGACCAAAGAAGGCAATGCATTTCTAAATGCTCGGCGCAATGCTGCAATGAAAGGTCTTGATTCTTTCGAGTTTGATGGCAAAACACATACAATTACCGGAGATGAAGACCTAGGAGAAGGTGCCTATACTAATCAGTTTGAAGATCCAAAGCCCGCTGCTGATCACAATGATCGCAACTGGAAAGACTGGGGTACCACCAAGCAAGACTATACAGATGCTGAGACCAAGACCTGGGATAGTTACATGCAGAATGAAGATCAAAACTCAACAAAAACCTGCGACGTTTGCCAGGGCACTGGACAGGACGACTATCACAAGGATCATCCCTGCGGGGCCTGTGGCGGTACTGGCAAGGAAAGTGACATGCAGAATGAAGATCAAAACTCAACAAAAAAGTGTGACGTTTGCCAGGGCACTGGACAGGACGACTATCACAAGGATCATCCCTGCGGGGCCTGTGGCGGTACTGGCAAGGAAAGTGACACAGCAGCAGTTGATCTTCATGAAACAAAAGTGTTTGTTAATCGCCTCCGTAAATTGTCAGGCTTAAAATGACCAATGCGGAACGCATGAGGCAACTTATAGATGAACTAGAGTTGGAGATGGCAGGTAACAAACTGCCATCTGCTCCTGCGGTACTGCAAAATGGAAAAAAAGTTCTTACAGAAGACCAAACCACCACTATTGAAGAAAACCTCCGAGATTGGTTCAACCAGAAGTGGGTACGGTTTGGACCAGACGGCAAGATCCGCGGCGCATGTGCTCGAGGCAGTGACAAAGAAGGCAAGCCCAAGTGCCTGCCGCAGGCCAAAGCTCATGCATTGGGCAAGAAGAAGCGTGCCACCGCTGCGCGCCGCAAACGCAGAGAAGATCCACATGCAGATCGTCGAGGTGCTGCAAAGAATGTGCATACAAACGAGTCTATTGCAGAAGATTCGGCGCTGAGTGCAGCTATACGACGTGTACAACACCTGCTGAATGACCGTTTTGGTGCCAATTTGGACGTAGATGGTATATTTGGGCCTCTTACCCTGCAGTCAATCAACATGTTTATGCCTGGGGCTGATTTTGGCCCAGCGCCCCATCCAGACCGTACCACTGCGGTCCAAGGCCTGCAGACTAAACCCGTAAGAGCAGATACTTGCCCGTTCTGCGGCGGAGAAATGTATGATGTCGACACAATGTTGGAAAACAAAGATGCCTGTTATTACAAGGTAAAACGTCGTTACAAAGTATGGCCCAGTGCCTACGCCAGTGGAGCGCTGGTGCAATGCCGGAAGCGGGGTGCCAAAAATTGGGGCAAGAGCCAGACAAATGAAAATTCATCAGGACGGTTCGACGCTATTCCATCTGCTGTTACTAAAGATGGGCAATTGACCAACGCCCACTTCAAACAGAACTCCAGAGACCATGCCAATGTGCGGATGGACCGTCAACAAGTCGACGAAAATATGGACCATTCCAAAGATACTCAAGCCGTAGCTGAATTGGCTGCAGCACTGCTGGCACGTAAACGTAGTCTTAAGCGTTTGAAAAACAACACAGAAAAACTCTATTCTGAGATAGATCAACTGATGACCACGGTAGCCAAGACCCACGGTATCAGCGGGCAAAAACTTCACGACATGTGGATAGCCAAATACCATGAGGTGCCAGATACTTGGATACAGTTGGCAGAAATTGATCATGTAGACGAAGCATGGAGCAAAAAATACAAAAAAAGTATAAATTGCAGCAATCCCAAAGGATTTAGCCAAAAAGCCCATTGTGCTGCAAGACGCAAAAGACAACGTCATCAGCCTACCAAAAGCAAAAGTGTCAGCGAAAACCACAACCCAGTTGACAATGAAAATTTAATCTCAGTCAACAATGCCAAAATCCTGATGCCGCAGATACTCTCAAAGGTCCAAAAGATTTATGATGATTGGGACGAATCTGATCGAGACACCTATGCTGGTGGGGGAATCTGCCACCTACTGTCAGATGCCATTTGTAACATACTCAATGATAATGATATAGACTCTACTCCAGTTAGTTGCACAATGGAACAACATGTTTATGTTGTGGCTAAATTCCAAGAAGGTATCTATGAGGTCGATATACCATATCATGTTTATGAAATAGGTGGCGGTTATTCTTGGAGCAAGATACCAGATGTAAAGTTTGAGCCCAGTGATGTGAGATTCCAAAAGTTATCAGGAGATCCAAACCAGTGGGAAAATTATATAGAAGAAAACTTTGCTGATGGTCGAGGTCCTGGTAGACCAGGTGACAGTGCTAGACATGGCATTCCACGGCACGCTACACTTGCACAATTGGATGTAATTGGCCAAGGCAAGGGCCGCAAGGCTCAACTGGCCAGATGGCAGGCAAACATGCGCAGAGGTAGGAAAAAATGACCATAAGAATACAACCGGGGACAAAATTCCCACACACCGTGGCTGTTGGGTCTGAGGAGTCTATCGGTCCAGGTCATACCTACAGCACATTAGCAGATTGGTGCAGTAATCTCATGGGAGACATGGACAAAAACTGGACCATATGCTGGGATGACATTAGTGGCATGACATGGACATTCCGTAACAGGTTAGATGCCAGCCTGTTTAATTTCACCTGGTGTTCAGATAGATAGTCAACAGAGGTATAACCTGCAGATGCTTTTTGGGAGATGATACGAATGAAAAGACTACTTAATCACCACGAGCATAAAATAATCACAGATAATGCCAAGGCTGCATGGACTCGTTGGTACACAACTGGTGTCAAAGGCGACATGATGTTGCCTCAGGATACACTGGAGTTTTGGATGATAGTTGAGACTGAGAAATATCTACAATCAATTCGCCAAGATCATCAAGGCCTTGATGATCTTGGCGACAATTTAAAATTTAGGTGCAATGACAGCGAAACTGGTGCCTAACATTGTCAGTTCATATGGGCCAAAAACACCCATGCTGACAGCCCAACAACCAAAATCAACATGTTGGTAAAAGATTTTAAACCCCATTTCAACGTTATCCATATAAGCCAGATAAAAACTCCCAGCAAGAAAAAATTCTGAACGGTTCTTTTGGTATTGTTGTCCATATCTGTCTCCATTGTGAGAGTGGTGTTGGTTACCAGTTGATAATAACATACATCCGCTAGATTTCAACCAAAATCATGTCAATGACGATGTGAATATGGAGAATGCTGATAATAAGAGTGATGGTATGAATAATTTCCATGCGGGACTATCATGCAGCCCTGCAGAACAAGAATCACCACAAACATTAACACGAATTTGAACATGTTTGATCTCCATTTGTATGGTAATTTGATGTTAACATGTTTGGTCAAAAACTGCAACCTGTTTGATCCAATCTGTTGATTATTCACACAGATCTTATGGACCAGCAGCAGGGCAGTGTAACCCTGTTTCAAACATAACCAGTTTCTTGTAACATATCATAAACTGCATTATATGAGTGCTTCCGCGTCTGCAGGACCAATGCCCTTCGTGCAACTGGTACATCACTGCTACTTTCTACACTGTGTGGTTTAGTAACGTCTAACAACCAACTTTCGCCATCTGCAGCTGTAAATTCAGCTGCCGACTCTAAACAGGCTTCGTCAAAGATCGCACCATTTGTTTGATTGGCTATCTTGCTTGTTACAGGTTCTTGATCCTTTTTGAGTTGCCAAAATCGCGTGACACATCCGCTGGTTTCGACATAGCAATTAATGGTAGCCAGTATACCGCTATCGGTATGAGGTGGAATACGTGAGCGATTTATACTCATACACAGCACAGCAAAATCACTCCGATACCTCAAGGGGATGACGTTGTATAATCCGTCAAAATCGCCTTTGGCAATATGATACTGGATACCTCGGAAAGTTCCGGTGTCGTCCGGGCGACCATATCTAGTCCAAAGAGTCTGCGTCTCAAAGTTGGAAATTGGAATGTTTTTTGATAATTTTGTGAACATGTCCATTTATACCATCAAACCATATCTTTGGTCAATTTCTGTAGGATTGTGTTGACTTAGGAAAAAGATGCATTAATATAGCAGTTGTTAGAGCTAACCACACACGGAGATCATATCTTGTTCTACATCTTGGTTGACACTGAATCAGAATCTGCCTGCATGACTTTTGACAGCCTTGCTAAAGCACAAGAGGCTTGTTCATATCGCAAGAGGACAGTTGGTGGGAAGTGGAAAGTAATCCGCACGGATTCAACCAACCAAATGGTCAAGGAGTCTATGCAGAACTAGATCATGTGAACAAAAAAATATAAAAACACTAACAAAAAATAAACAATAATTGGGTCATCTGTTTTGGTTGACCCAATTATTGTTTAATTATCAACTACCGGGGTTGGTCTGAGCCAGCTCAGGATTTTTCAATGCCAGTTCGGTAATCAGTCCACGTCCGCGTGAGGTGCTGAGTGTGTACGACACTGCTTGTCCTACCACTAGTGTTTCTGCCAAACCAGCACTGCGTACGGTGTTGATATGAACAAACAGATTACGCTGCATGCCAGTGTCCGGTGTAACTAGACCAAAGCCCTTGCTGGCATCGAACCATTTTACGGTTCCTGTACCTGTGGTGATCACAGGTGTATCATTCATTGTTGGACGATTTGCACCACTCATTGTGTTTTGCCTCCTATTAAATTGGCAGTTGTATAGGTTATTTATTTCTATGGGCTAACCTAAAGGCAAACAGACTTTGGCTGGGAAGATTAAATTATGCTTTCACGCATTCATCAACATATGAGCCGCATAGTAATCCATGGGA